ATGTATCGATAACAAAGAATCCTTCGCCTCCTTTATGCTTGCTAATGGGCTTGTAGATAGGAATCCTTTTGGGGACAATCAGCCTTATGTATCAATTTTCGACACCCACTTAGATTCAGCATGTAACGTAAGACGAACTGAATGGCAAGAAGCCGAATCCAAAGTAAAAAAATATTTAATCTTAATTGTAGAGTAATGGAAAAAATTGATTACAGAAAATACACCAAAGGAGATGTATTTTGGATAACCTTCACTAATGCCAATGATACATCATTATTAAGGCAACACGCTTACGTAGACACTGATCCTAAAACCACCGACAAAGGGAATATATCTTTATGTAACAGGTATCATGGATGGAACGGGAACGAGGATGCAGATAACGCCTCTGATTTATATAGAGGTGAATTGATGGATAAACATTGCTGCAAAATATGCAGGAAGATTTTTGATAAACTAAAGGAGGCAGAGTAATGGAAAACGAACCGAAAATAACAGAGGAACAAAGGATGTTAGCTATCATCGAAAATCAAGCGGATATTACAGGTTGGCACATAGGGGGAAATTCTACTATGAAAGCCATGATTTTCGCCTGCATGGAAATATATGCTGATTACCGCCTATCAGCTTTAGAAGCAGCGAACCAGAAGCTAAGAGAAGCGTTGCAAATCATCGCTAACCCGATAAAACACTTACAAGATGAAGCCAAACACCAACGTTACAATTTAAATGGCGTTAATGCGGTAAAAATAGCTAACAGCGCAGATTATTTGAAAAGCATAGCAGAACAAGCACTAAAAAAGGATAAGCTATGAAAAAATACATACGCAAGTGGGTGAAGGATGAAAAAAGACTTGTAAAACTATTCTTTCAAAAAGGCTTTATGGATAAGAATTGCCCGCCTATTTCAGAATTATATTGGGAGGAATTCAGGCACGGAAATCGACAACGAAGAAGAAACGGTAAAGTATATGTGTTCTATGACTATTTGCCAGAAATACATTACGGTACTTGTGATTATTGGGGCGAATATGATGATCATGCTTTGATCCCCGAAATGATTGAAGGAATTAGATGGGCTAATTTAGTTACTGAGCCAGACTATGAACTTAACGGCGGATGGGGCACTTCAAATTTTGACGGTAAAAGCCGAGCATGGTTCATTAAGTATCTTAAAACACTGCCAACAGTTAACCGTTCATCTGCAATAAACAGAATACTAAAGAGAACGCACAATTAGCCATGAAAGACCAAATACAATTTGAAACCAACGGCGTTACCGTGTTGTCGGTGAAAGTGCCGGAGGGAACAGATTTAAGCTCAATAATTGTTACCGATTGGAATGCTTTGAGTTTTTACACTGGCGTTTCTCCAAATCACTGTACAGAAGAAATTAAATTACCAGAAGGTGATTGGTCTATCCATGCAGTTACACCAGAGATCACAGAAGAGCAGGCAAAGCTTTTGGTTGAGTACGATAACGACAAGAGACTATTCAAATGCTACGAACTAAAAGGAAACCTCTTTTTGTTTTATTATGCTTTAACCTCAATTTCTGGTCTTCTCCGCTCCCACGGCATAGACCCTAAACAGAAGAATGTATTATTAATTAACCGGAAGAAATGAAAACTAAAATAAAAAAAGACTACAAGGTGACCCGAATTGTTGAGGAGTGTTTTTACACTGAAGCCAGTAGCAAAGAAGAAGCTGAAAAGATTGCAAGAGAAAGCAATGATCCATACATAGCAACAATAAAAAAGGTAAAAGTAGAGGTATACAAAGGCGATTAACCCCCATCCTATAAACGATTTAAAACAAGATTGAAAAATATGACTATCAAAGAATTAAAAGCAAAAATTAAAGACCTGCCGGATAACATGGATGTTATGATTGTGAAGTCTAACGACGAGTTTAAGTACTCATTGTGTGAAACGGCTAATACAGAAGAAGTCAACTTTGGAGAAGAACACGGCGTAGTGATGGCTACTGATGCATGCTTAGTTATTTCAGATGAAATTTAAACATTAAGTCATGAAAATCACAGAAATTTTGACAGAAAATAACTACGAACAGTTTATGTATCTTGTTGATACAGGATATAAGTTCCAAATAAGGAATCACGATCAAATAAGCTCCACTATGGATAAATCTGAATGGATTCAGATATATGGTGGCTATACTGTTCAAGAAGTCATTGACAGCCTAAATGAAGAAAGTAAATATTAATCACAAATAATATGGAAGTAGACGAAGAACTTTTCAACAGAGTTGTTGGAGCATTAATATGCTTATCTATAACAGAACAATATACAGGCTATTTAGCAGAGGTATATAAGGAACGTAAGTCAAACTATATGGTAAACAAAATAACTGCCGTAGAGAAGAGCTGTAGCGCCTTAATGAAGACTTTAAACTTTCATTTGGATACAACCATTCCAGAAGTAAAAGCTTTGGTAGAATTTAAAATGGACTTGATATACGAGAGTACAACCCTGTCTTATGAAGACCAACATAAAGTATTAAATTTTGTAAACGAACTTAAAAAAGGAGAATTATGCACCCTAGCTCATTAAACGTATTTCCAAGTACATTCATTGGATTACCTAAATCAGATCAAAAGAAAATCAAAAAGAACATTGAGGATTATACTGCCGAAGAGATTGCCTCTATTGTATGTGAATCATTGAATATCCCTTTAGAACTTATTTATACCCCCACACGCAAAAGGGAGGTGTCAGAGGCACGAACTATTGTTATTGGACTCATACTACGGAATAACCCTACTTATGGCTTAAAACGTCTAGGAAAGGTATTTGGCCGTGACCATTCAACAATCATCTATCAAAAAGACCTATTTGAGGACTTGTACGAGAAAAACAAGCTATTTACAGACAAGGTTGAACGGGTATTAATAGATTTATAATGAAATTAGAAGATTTAACTATCGCTGACTTAAAGGCAATCCTTGATGAAGCACAGAGCATGAGCGTTCAGATTGAGAACGAAGGAAGATTAGGAGATTTTGAATATTGGTTTGACTTAGTAAACCGTACAGAGGAAGTATTACATTTAAAAATAAAACAACTTATATAATGCAGGTAAAAATTAAAAAGCTAGTGTCGGAAGCAGTGATTCCGCATTATTCTAAAAAAGGCGATGTTGGACTGGACATTACAGCCACATCAAAAACATTAGATGAATATGGCAACATAGTATATGGAACAGGACTCGCTTTTGAAATTCCTGACGAACATTTTATGATGTTGGTTCCCCGTAGTAGTAATTTTAAAACAGACCTATTGCTAACAAATCACTGCGGAATAGTTGACAGTGGGTATAGGGGCGAGGTAATGTTTAAATATGCTGATTACCGTAAACATGGAGAAAGTTGGAACCCTACAGAGGAATACGAAATTGGAGACCGTATAGGGCAGGCAATTATACTTCCTTATCCAACTATCACCTTCGTAGAAGTAGACGAGCTAAGCGACTCTGAAAGGGGTGCCGGAGGATATGGCAGCACAGGTAAATGAGAACCTACTTTAACGAGTCAGGAATAGAGATAACAGAAAGAAGTTACACAGAATATAAAAAGAAAAGACAAATGGAACTTACCTACACAAGATGCTCATGCTGCGGACAGATGAACGACTGCATGGCTGTATTAAATGGCTTTCTATGCCAAGAATGTTATGATGAAAACGTAGAAGACGAAGATGATGAAGATTAACGAAGTTGAACTCAAAGAACAAATAGAGGAAATAATCAGTCAAGGCGCTATGTACTGCGAAGAGATAGATATTACCACCCAAAAGGTAATGAATGCGTTAGAGCCTCTTATTTTAGCTGTAAAAGAACTTAAATCATGAAGAAGATAAATTTAAACTGTCAGGGCTGTAACACTGTTCATGCCCTAGACAAAACACCTGAAATTCCCGCACATATATTTTTTATGAAATGTAATTGGTGTCCTAATTGCGAGGATACAGCACAAGGTTATTATGAAGAATGGTGGGACGAAGATGATAACGAAGCTAAAGTAAAAACAGTTGAACCAGACCCCGTAAATCAACTATGTATGCCGTTTATTATTGACGAGATGGGAGTTGTACTTAAAGAGAGTGTAAATGAAGGACAATAGCATTTTAGACGTTTACGAAACCGTTAGATTAATCGGCATTAACAAGCCAGACTATGACCCCGATAAGAGACCTTTTCTAGATGCCGTTTATCTCTTCGCTAATGGACTTAAATACTGTCCGGCAGTAAATAGTGCTGTAATCATTAGACGCTTAGAGAGAGAGATTAAAGAGGCTAAATTGTATAACGACGATTTAAAGGAAGATATGAAGGTGTTAAGGGGGAGAATAGCTAAATTTAAAAAACAACAAAATGAACATATTCAATTTATTCAGAAAGAAAAAGCCTAAAGAGGAACCAAAACCAAGGAAGCCTTTTTACCCAAACAATGCAAATAGGTATAGAGATAATCCTTATCCACAATTAAGCGACAGTGGGAGTTCAGATTGCGGAAGCAGTTGTGATTAAGCAAAAAAGCCCTGCTAGATTACTCCGGCAGGGCTACATATTAGAAAAACAATCTTACAAAAACGGAATCTTAATCCCGAACTTCAATATCAAATATACTATAATCAATCCACCTAATCCTAGAAGCCAATATAAGCGTGTCTGCGCTATTTCCTTCCACTTATCCCTATCAACCTTCATCTCGTTATAATCTTTCGTTACATAGGCTAATTTTAGCTCTAAACTCTTCACCTTAGCGGTATTCTCTCTGTATACAGTATTAGTCACATACAACGTATCCGGTTCACATGGCTTATATGCCTTTCTTAAAGCATCTACCTGCACCTTTAACCTACCTATTTCACCTCTATACTTCTTTCCTATCTCACTAGTATCTGCAATAGACCTGTTTTCAACCTCTTTTAAATCCTCTGATAGACTATCTATCTTTGAGGTGTAGTTTTGGTTGTTTGCAGGAAGATATTGGATTACAGGCTTTCCTATACTGTCTTTTGGAGGATAGACTTTAGCGCAAAAGTTTGCAAAGCTATCAGGATGCTCATAAGCAACTGCTTGTGCTTTCCTAATCTTACGCTCAACCGAACAACTTCCCATCATTGCAATCAAAATAATCAATAACAATATCACTCCATAGCCTAAGAACAAAGTCCATATTGGATTCCTGTGTTTAGGCTCTTCATCTTCTGTGTGATTAAATACCATTGTCTGTTGATTTAGTTACATTAATATCTCCTGTAGTAGTAGTAGCTGTTGGTGTGCTCATACTAGCATTTATTGTATCATCTTTCTTAGCCGCTCCTGAACTATATCCGAAGTAATACCCCGTAGCTACACCAAATCCACTCGCTACAGCTATTAAAACCTGTGATACCGCATTACTATCCGTTTGGTATTTAAAAAGTATTATAATGAATATTGTGTATGTCATAGCGACTATTAAAAGTGCTAAGATTGATTTTATGTTGTCTGTTATCTGTTTCATGGTTTATTTTTTAAGTTCAAAATGTGGATAATCCTTGAATGTTTTCCATCCACCGCCCCAATCTACTTTAATTCCCATACACTTTGCAGTAGCCAAAATATGAGCAGAGATGATTCTAAGGTTAGTTACATCGTTATACTGAACCTTACCATTTACATACGGATACAAATCTACCGCCCAACCATATCCATCACTTTTTATTTGATGATTAGACTTGTTTTTAACCCCGTCAGCATTAGTCACTATCTCTCCGGCAGTAGTACGACCTTTAGCATATAATGATTGTTGATATGCCGTTGTACGAGTGCCCTGATCAATAGTGAAATCTACAGGAGTATCTATGATTGCTTTTTTAAGTACTTTGACTAGGTCAGGATGTACACCCTCTAATTTAGCTAAACTTGCTTTCCCAAATGCTGCCATGATGTTATTTATTTAAATTAAACTTTCTAATTTTTGTCCTTTTTCTCTTATTTTTCTATGAAATGTTCTATATGACATACTGCCATTTTCACCAATACATTCATCAAACCATTTGTGTAATGATTGAGTTTTACCATTATAAGTTAGATATACATTTGTAGTCATGTTATTCATCTGCTCCTTTGCATACGACCACCTGCAATTTGAAGGTTCATAGTCTCCGTTAACATCTATTCGATCTATGGATGTTAAATTGTCGGGTCGTCTCCCCATATCTTTAAGAAAATTATCATAATTATCTAACCACCTGCTGCACACTTTTATTCCTCTCGCTCCATATCGATAATATTTATTACTATTTACATTATAACATCTATTTTTCATTGCAACCCAAGCCCTAAATTCTATAGTCTTGCAATCCCCATGTTTTGTTATAGATTTAAGTAAAGCATCTGCACGAGTACATCCGCAACTAAATGTATTTTTAATACCGCTCGCCTGTACCTCTATTGTATTCCCACACTCACATAAACAATTCCAATATGATACTTTTCTTTTTGAAACACTTCTAATTCTAGTCGGCGCTTTACTTATAACCGTCAGCTTCCCTGATACTAACCCTATCCTATTAATTTCTCTCATAATATTTAGCTTGGTCTATACGTGACTTGCTTGCCGTCATTACCGTATAGAAAATGATTTATAACCTTCATAATATCTTTTGTTTATTCAAAGGTAATGACTATCAATCAATTTGCCTAGAAACAAAAAAGGATGCACCATCCGGCAACATCCTTTACTAAACTAAACGCTCTCACACGTATCTTTTATTCCTTTATATCGCTTATTTTCTTAAATAACCACCTGTATGTATTGTATATAGCGAGCCATAAGGCAATATTAATAAAAAGTGATGCTTCTGGTCGTACAAACATTTTATTCTGTCTGAACGGCTCTATTAGAAGCAATATGGTAGGACACAATGACATTATCAATAAAATACACCAATGATATTCTTTATGCTCTCTAAGCCAATCTCTATAGCATCTGTTACGCCTAAACCACGCATTAACAGTAATGTGATAAATGCCGTAACCATTAAATCTAACTTGAGAAACAAACCTTGTTGCCAAGTACACTAGCCCTATCATTAGGCATATTAATACAAATCCTGAAAACTGCGCTAAACTCATAAAATATCCTCCGATTTAGGTTCCGGTGCCGTGGGTGGTGTCTGATTCACCGGAGCACTTTCAACCGCAATTAACTTGCCTAACTTTATTCTTAACCAAGATTTAAAGCCCACCTGAAATACTTCTTCAAATTGACTAACCATAAACACAGCAAAAAGTGAGTTAATAAATAGATATATCTCAAATCCTCGTGTGTAATTTAAAAATGTATTCCAAACTAGAATCATAAAAAAACTCCAAGATATAGTGTATATAGATTGGTACAATAAAGCAGACCATGTAAGTTTATGCTTCTTATGCTCCATACCTAACCTTAAAACAAACGCTAAAGCAATACATAAAGAGTACCATGCCCACACCATAGGGTCTACATGAGCCGCCAATGGTAAAGCAATAACATTAAGTATGACAAATTCTCCGGTGGCTGTGACTATTTTCATTACTACATTCATGATTTTGATAAAGCAAAGTGAACCATTAAAACTAAAAAGCCTATACCTGTCACGTAAGCGAAAATATCAGTATTGTAGATAGCAAATCCCTTGCCCCGAATCATACAACATAAAATATACAAGCAATTAGCTAAAGAAAGCCATTTCACATAAACAAATAACAACCGCTCTATTTCTAAATTATCATATTTGTCCTCATTTAAGTAACACAGATAACAGATAAAAGCTGATTGGGTGATTAAGTTAACACCTCCCCAAAAGTAGCTAGAATCAGCTATTGGCGTTAAATAAAGCGTAGACAGAAAGACATAAAGAAATATAACGGTTGTCTTCATACTACTTGGATTTTTTAGTAGATGGTTTTACAGGGTGTTCTTTTTTCGCAGGAGGCGCTTTCTGTTGCGGCTTGCGAGGGTCTGGCTTAATAGGCGAGTTGTCTGGCATAATTCATATATATTAAGCAGTAAAAGTAATAAAATTATAAACAAAATCTTTTATACACATCATCCATTGTGGCACCATCTCTCCTAATCATCCTATACAACTTACTGTAATCGCACCCTATTTTTACCGCCCACTGTTTTATACTCAATTTAAAACCTTTATATTCAATAATTACTGATTGTCTTTTGTTGTTGGTCTGTAACTCGTCATTAGCCCATCTAACATTCCCGGGCTCGTAATTACCATCCACATTTATTCTATCTATAGAGTTCATGTTTTCAGGTCTCCGTCCTATGTAATCTAAAAATTTAGTATAATCATCCTCCCATTCTTTAAATACCTTTATGCCTCTGCCTCCATAAGATTCGTATTTACAATGATTTTTTCTATTACATCTAGCTTTTATAGAACACCACGTCCTATACTCTATACTTTTTGAATCATTATGAGTTCTATGGGAACCTAATAGTCGTATACAACCACAACTTTTTTGTTTCCCTATTCGTTGTGTAGGTATCTCTACGGTTTTACCACAGTCACATTCGCATAACCAATATATTTTTTTCTCTTTGCACTTATCCTTGTCTAAGAATCCTATTTGGCTTATGACTGTTAATTTATTAAATTTCATGCCAATCCTATTATTATTAGGCACCAAACCTTTGTTTACTCTAATGTATTTTCCTCGTTCTATCATAGTGTAAATATAGATTATTTTTATCTGTTCTGACATTAAAGTTACACCGAAATCAAAAAAGCCTCACAACTTACGCTATGAGGCTAAACAATAGATAGAGGATTACGCTTTTACCAATGTCGCTGTATAGGCAACAGAAGGCTTAACTCCAACGCTTTCTAGTAACAATTTAACACCGGACTCATAATCCACTGAATAAACAATACTAAAGCAAAAAGCATCATAAATAGATACAGGAGTTCCATTATTAAATCTAGGATTCAGTTCAGCATAATACGTGCCGGGGATAGTTTCTCCCGTAACTTGTCCGGGCAACTGAAAATTATCACCTAAGCGTTTCATAGCAATAGCTAAGCTGTTTGTCATGTTACTTCCTGTAGTCGATGCTGCAATATCAGCAAGAGTAACATTAATTGTAAGGGTAGTTGGTTCTGTAAAAGGCATGATTATTTAAATTAAAGGGTTTGATTTGTTTGATTTCCATTGTTTCCTAGTTAAAACCAGAAGTCAGCGGCATAATAGCTAAAAATCGGGTCTATAGTAGAATATTGACCTAATTGAAGCTGTGCCCAACACAATAAGTCCACTCCATTGAGCTGTAATATCCAACGCTTGAGGTTGAGTCATGTCAGTAGTTAAAGAAGAATAGAATGTTCCATTGGCATTCGTGAGGTTTAATATCGTCCCGTTAGGCTGTATTATATCAGTAAGAACAACTTGAGTAGATATCCCTGTAGCTAATATAGTGCCTCTAATCCTAATACCTGCATTTGTAAGACCTGCTGTAACACCTGTAGCATTTACCATTGCCACAATATTACTCCCCAACCTGACTTTAAGAGCTAAGTTCGGAAGGGAAAGTGCAGGAGTAGTTACAATACAAGCCATTTCAAATCTATATGGACGGTACGGCACAAGAGTATTAGGTTTTATAGTATCCTTAACCGACCCTAATAAGCTAGTCTCGTCACCTGTATTGTTTAACAGGGTAATATTAGGAGAGAAAGATTTTACTGACCCTACAGGGGTTAATAATGGCTTTGTTATGCTTTGAGCATATACCGAAGTCGAAAGCAACAATAGGAATAATAGTTTTTTCATGATTGATTTTTATAAAGGTGATAAAGTCCCTTGTGAGGATGTAATTACAAAAGTATTTGCGGCAACAAGCCTAAGTGTTATCGTACAATACCTATCTGTACTGGAAATACTACCTCCGGACGATGTAGTGACACCTACTCCTTTAGCTGTATATCCGGCAGGGAAGTTTATACGCCAGCCTCCTGCCCCCTCGCCCACAACTTGAATTAATGAACCTATTATTGTTGCACTTGGTGCTGTAATAGTTGTTAATGCTGCATTATGAGGGATATAAATCGTGTTAGCGTTAGCTGTTTGGGTTGTTCCTGTAATTTCGACTACTTGAGTTAAATCACTTGTATATGCCACCGTACCACTAAAAGGTCTCCATGTTGCAGTAACGTCACTAGTAAATGATGGAGTAGCAAAACTAAGAGGGAAATTACTATTAGCGTTTAATAAAGCAAAATTACCATTATACTGCTGAATTGATAAGTCAGTAGCGGTAGAGCCTGTATACGTACTGGCATTTGGCCCAAATATCCAAGAAAAAGAAGTCCTTTTTGGACTTGTTAAATTCTGATAGGTATCCTTTGTTAGAAATTTACTTGAGTCTACAGCTATAGTAATAACCGGAGTTGTTGTTGGATTTGCTACACTAGCTGAAATACCATAGCCATTTACTCTTGAAACATTTGTTACAGTCCCCGTATTTGACGTATATCCATTAGGATTTGAGGCTAGATAATAAGTACTGTTATCATAACTTATTGTAGTTCCTGATGCCTTAACAAAGCCCGTACCGTTCAATTGAGGCTGTTTAGCTGTCCATGATGCTTGATCTGTAGTTGTTGGAATAGAATAACCAGATTGTAACGCTACTGCTAACGTTCCAGATGTCGTAATAGGACTGCCTGTTACCGTTAAACCTGTAGGCGTTGTCATTGCCACACTAGTCACCGTCCCAGAGGAAGTAGCTGGCGTTGGTATATTTAAAGCGCCCGTACTTTGGTTAAACGTAGCTGCTCCTGAACCTGTAGTTGTTAGTGTTACTAAGTTTTGTTTTGACGCAATAGAGCTGACATTAGCACTTATCTGACCTTGTAGCTTTTGAAATGCACCTAAATAGGTGTCCGTAGCTGCAAGTGACGTATTTGCCCCAATAGCGTACCCTGTAAGCACGTAAAGCAAAGAACGAGCATTTGTAGCATACAAGTTAGTTCCTTCGGGTACAGCCGTTGTGTTCAGTGTCTGGAATGTTTTATCACCTCTGTAGTACTGTGTAGTTGTTCCGGCAGCAATTAAAGGATTATAAGTTGTAGTAGCTAACGTTTCAGTAAGCAAATTCTGCCATACCGTGCCATTATGAATTGCTAATTTAAATGTACTAGGTTGAAACCATAGACCCCCGGAAACAGCAATACTTGGTGCGCTTGCTCCGTTAGGCGTATAGAGTCCATTAGCAAACCTAAATGGTGTATTATTAACTGACTGACCAAATGATATAAAACTCCATATGGTAATTATATATATTAATGTTATTCTTTTCATATCCTATCCTATTTTTGATTTAATATTTCCTTCATACCTAAATCCCTCTCTATAATGGCCATTCGCGTTTAAATGATAACTGTCTGGTTGTCTTAATAAAGTTGTTTGAGCAGCATTATCCCAATCAAATGTTGCTTCGCTAATATTATCCACTATGTAAATGCCATGATTTCTACAAGCTATCTTTGCAGCGTCAAAATATGATTGATAACCTATAGTTTGAGGTCTTGGGTATATGCCTATCCAAATTATTTTTATATCTGGAATTTGTGTTTGAATGTATTCAAGGCTATAATTCATAGCGCCATAAACCGTACTTTTATCAGTACTATTTTCTGTACCTATAGGTTTGCCTTGTGCCGCATCATTCGTTAAAATATCTATTATTAGATATTTTGTATCCAATGGTATATCCGCTAATCTATTAACCATAGGAATGCCAGAACCTCCAGTATTATCAGTTAGTAAATTACCATTTATACCTAAATTTAGATATGTCATACCATTTCTTTGCGCAATCTGATAACCATATACCTGATCGGCAGGTAATCCATTTCCTTTACCCATAGAATCACTAATAACCACCAACTTTTGACCAAACATGGGATTAAAACCAGATGTATTTTGATATTCTCTTATAAAATCTATTAATTGTAATTTGTTATAGTATATAGGTTTTTGAGCACACACATATCCAACACCTAACTGTCCATTATTGACAATTGACGTTACTAAAGACCCTGTGTTTTTCCCAGCTAATCGAGCTAACTGCTTACCTGTTTGCCCACTTCTATAGTAAAGAGAAGTGGATACATCTGACATGAATATTAAAAAATTACCAGCAGGGACAGGAATATTCACATTATAATCAAAAGTATTCGCTATTAAATTTAAACTGTACTCGGCTGTATATGTCAAAAAACTTGTACTCCCTATAAATGGATTTCTTGGATTTATTTCACCTACTACAATAGTCAGAATCGCATCTACCAAGGTTCTAATAGTCAACTGTTGAACTATCTCGTCCTCTTCAAAATACAACTCATTATCAGTCCAGTATTGATTCACAGCTACAAGAGAAGTAAAAGAGCTAGGAGTAATAGATCTAATATTTATCTCTGCATCGAGTGTTTTAGTTGTAATAGATATATCTTCTAAAGTCTCAATTTTTGAGTCTATTTCTGATTCTGAAACAGTATTATCTTCTACTAAATCTATTAACATCTCCTTTTTTAGATATTCATTAGATTCAGCCACAGTCCATCCTATACCTAATTCGGAATTAGCAACAATTTGACTTATAACCGTACCTGTTCCACTTAAAAGACGAGCTATAGTCTTTCCTGTCACTGGAACTCCATTCCTATACTTAAGTAATCCTGCTACAGTAGGCCTAAACAATAAAAATTGACCTGCACTTATGGGTATATTTACGGCATACTTGTTAACCCCATTAACACATGGCACAGTATATGTGCCAGTAAACACTGCTATAGAACTATTAACTACAAGTGGTAAAGGAGATATATTCGCAACATATACCATCAAATCTCCTGAAACAGAAACTGGGATAGTTAATTCATTAATCACCCTTGTATTTTGAAATTGCATTAATGCACTAGTCCAAGTAACATTTACAGTGGCATTTACGGTGTATAATTCTGGTATGATAACCCTATTATCTCCCTGACTGCTTGAGGCCGATAAAGTATCAACAGTTATTGCTTGTTGTTTGGTAACCAAAGAACTTGGTATAATTACAGGATCTCCACTCTGACTGTACAATACGCCTACATCCTCCGATGCTGATATACTTCTAGGAAAAGTATAAACACCAGTTCCCATATCAAACTGTACTATCTTAGGAGTTTCACTATTAACAGATGCAGATATGGCGTATTCCTGCCCCCCTACAGTTACAAACTTAGGAAACTGCCCCACCGAGGTTGAATCCGTAATAGTGTTTGTTCCATCAGCCACTAACCTTTTAAAAAGAGTTAGAGATTTATCAATATTTTGCTGTAAAATTGTCTCGGCAGATATAGCTCTATTAGTCTCAATGTATATAGAATCACTTAAATTTTGATCTTCTACTTCTCTATTTGAAGATTCTAAATCTAATGCATCATTAACCTCATTAATAGCAGGAACAACTTCTTTGGCCATTGTCTCTAAAGAAGCATCTTCGGATAATTGAATCGAGTATAATGGTTCTTCACCTGTTGCGTCAAATTTAAAAAATTTCAGTTTATTATCTGAATCAATGCCTATACCCCATGTATCTCCGCTTTGCAATCTTCCTCTTGTAAGATATATAATAGGTGCATCGATATCATTATCTGTAACTGCTAATAAAGATCTTGAAATATTATCAGAAGCCATTGCTCCTTTATTACCTCCTGAAGCTACAAACCCCGGAGTAGAAACATTTGTAGCTGAAATATCACCAGTGAAATTCTGTCCAGATACAGCTGCTTTATCATCCAAAAGATCATTAGTCTGCTGTTGTGTATAATAATTTGATAGATCGGTCTCGATGAACTTTAAAACTAAGTCTTCGTCTGTAAGGCTATTTGGATCTGGCCACCAATATTCTCTAGCTCCATCTTCATCAACTAATACAGCCCCTATAACGCCTTTTCTTTTGTTAGCAGTATCAAAGTAGCCTAATATCTCTGTAATTGAATTAAATGGTCTCTTTACGCCTGTAGTTTGATCATAGAACCAACTCTTAGCGGTATCTGGCTGTCCTGATGTAGCATACGGCTTATTAGAGCCTGTAAACATTGGATTTGATGGATTATACGTTGCCATTTACTGATAATTTAAGTTTTCTATTATTTCCATCAAAGGTAAAAATCCCTGTTGAATTATATACCCCTCTTGAATTGACTATTATTCTGTCATTCATAATAAAATCAGTGCCTAACTCCCCTTGATTTAAAGCTGTGTTATACCAGAAAAACTTTTCAGGTTCAGATTGAGGTTCGCTAATCGATATATACACATCTCCTGTCAAGACCTCTAAAGGGAACTCCACTTCATAACTTGTAGCTCCTGCAACGATACTTTTAGAACCTTGATAAGCAAATGTAGCAGGGTTGATAGGGGAAGAACTATATCCGAATAATATTGTGATGTTGTTTGCTGTAACAGTAAGTTTAACTGTATCGCTCGCAGTTAGCCCATTACCATCTGTAACTGTAATCTTGAACTCGTATTGACCCAAAGGCATACCTCCAATAGTACCGCTTACTGTTAATTGAGAAGTGGTGGTTCCTGTCATTAGAACGCTACCACCACTTACTTTAGTCCACAAGTAAGATGTAATAGGTGCCGAACCTTGAGTAGCTACAGCGTTGAATACTGCACTCTGACTAGCTTGTTTTGTTTGGTCGGCTCCTGCGTTAACTGTCGGAGGATACTTGATAACAGCACTTCCAATAATTAACAACATCTCTGTGTATAGTTTTTCTGTAATGTCACTAGGTACAGTCTCTACCGTAACTCTATAATTTAAGCTATCAATGATGTACGACAAGCAATCATAGTCTCTAGGTTTGCAACCACATCCGCTTTTAAGTTCTGCTACCCATTGATCTGTCAACACAAGGTAAACCCCTTCTGCCCGATCTAAATCCGTTATAATTTCTGCTATAGTACTCATTGTGAAGCGTAATTATATAAAGTGTAGTACGTAGCCTGAACATATGATTTATATCTAGGTTCATCACTAACTTTAGTCGCTATATCTGTAGCTCTCATTAGATTACTAGCGTCACTAAGAATATCCTTCATTCTGGCACTTGAACAGCAATGTTTTTGTTGTGATACAAGGTCACTAAACATAGCGTTGTTTTCGTTCTCTACATCCCCGTAATCCAAATTTGGGTCGGAAAAGTCTATTTTTGCGTATATCATAATTTTGTTTTTTTACCAAAGGTATTAGTTTTATCATAAAAAAAGGTGCCGTTTCCGAACACCTTGTATATCAGTCTTTCTCTTGAAGCCCTTTTCTAGTTTCCTCTATTTTCTGTTTGGCTTCTTTAATCTTTTCCTTCCTTTCTGCATCACTAAGTGGTTTATCACTTTCAGCATCGGGAGTAAGACCTAAGTAGTTTACAAACCCATCCCTGTAGAAACTGTTCCAAAAGCTTTTAGTAGAATAGTCAGGAGAGATCTGCGGTTGTCCTGTAACGCCTCTATAAATATTTTGAACCTGTCTACCGAATCTATAAGGTATAATAGGTAAAGAGGTTTTACTTCCTAATACATCTCCGGCATATCCTCCTGCTTTCTTTAAATCTCCTTCTGTAGCTGCTTCAATACTTTTCACCACCTTAGCCCCATCATCAAATGCTGCTACTTTCTGGTTTAGAATCTGTTGCATGAATTTACCCATCTTCTTGTCTTCTAAAGCAAGTAAGAAACTTAAAGCAGGAGGTGAAATTACATTGAAGTACTTCTTAGCCCATTCGTTCTTTTTAAGCCAACCTGCGAGGTCTTTATCCTTTCCAGATGATATTGTCGCACCCGCAGCTAGTAAAGAGACTGTAGCCCCTATAAATACTCTTCCAGCTGTACTCTTAGCTTTAGCTTCACTCATTAAAGCATACTCCATGTCCTTAATTCCTTTTTCAGTAGTCAAATCAAGCTTTCTTCTCTTTACAAAGTTCTCTAAAGGACTCCAAGCATCAACTCCTGCTTTTTGAAGCGTAAGTGTAACCCAATTACTAGCACCACCGACAAAAGGATTTAGAATGTTCTTTGATAAGATTGAAGTGAACGTAAGCATTGCAGCCTCATTCCACCTTTTCTCTTTAATGGCATCTTTCAATTTACCTTCATTGTACGAGTTTAACAATCCTACAGTCCTAGAAGCAAAGTTATTCGCCTCATGCCCCATACCTAGACCTGCAACCGTATATCCTGCCCTGTAAGAAGCTTCAATCTGATCTAAGGTTAACTTCTCTCCTACAACCAAAGCCTCCTTTACAATGTCCATAGCAAGCCTGTTCGTAAACTCTTTGTTCTCCGGCAGAGTCTTTTTACCTGACAGCCTGTTTACCTTTTCAATAATCTCGTTAGCCGTTACAAGTGCATCACTAAACTTCTGTCCTGTAAGATTCTCCGATACATACTGCACCGCTTCATCCTGCCCCATACGCTTAGGGTTGTTCTTGTCTGTAAGCACCTTTATAAGGTTTCTAGTGAAGTACTTTTCAGTTAGGTTAGCTTTATTCAAACCATCCATGCCCTCTAAATAGATACGTCCTAAGATGCCTGATACAACAGCATGATATTTTCTGCTTGTCGAAACATTGTTGATGTAGTTCTCTGTAGCACTTTTCACCAAGAACGGATTTGATATGTCTCCATAGTCTAGTCCGGCATTGTAGATAGCATCCTTTAACACATTTCTTCCGGCATCCCTTCGTTGTTTCTCTAATGCCTTTGTATCGTTCTTTTCAAATGCAAACGTTAGTTTGTTAAACGTCCTTTCAATATATCCACTAAGCGTGTTATCTCCAAGCTGTTTTACTGTGGTTAAAATAGCACGTTGAGCCATACTCAAATACTCTTGAGTGATTTTAGCTGCTTTAAAAGCACCATTACTCTCATTCCAAGCTACCTTACTCAATAACTGCTCTATCTGGTGGTTAATTTGATTTACTGCACTATTTAGCCCAAACTCGTTAATCACCCTACCATCGCTTCTTGACTGATACAACTCTGATAAACTCTTAGCAAGTACTTTAGCTTGAAAGAATGCCTCCTGACCAATACCATTAAGTCCAATAGCATTATTCATCAGGTAATCATACGTATCACTGTTCTTCTCAAACAAACCGTAGTTATACAATTCTGCTAATCTCTTTGCTGTAGTCTTAGTGTTTGTCTTAGGCTTCTCTGTATTGCGTGTTTCTAGCTCTTTTAAGCCCTTTTCTATTACAGAGGCACGTAAGTCATTGTATTCCTTTTCAAAGCTGTCCTGTAGCCTGTCAATCTCTACATCAGAATAGCCTTTATCCTTTAAGACTTTAGCTACATTTTCCTTCATCCGGTCAATACTACCTTCTTCTCCGGCTAGTTTCTTCCAATCTAAAGTTTGTGTTTTCTCTTTACGCTCCACCACATTGCCATTGGCATCAGTCTCTTTACGTGTAACTGTAATCTCTCTGCCATAGCCCGACTCAATCAAGGCTTCTTTCACGAATATTTTAGGCGTAGGGTCTAATTGCTCAAGAACTTCTAATGCAGCTTTCCTTTCTCCTTTTAACCTATTGATTTCAGGACTCTCTATTGGGTCTTTCTTCGCTTCACGTTCCGCTTTCTCCCCTTTAGCAATCTGATCGTTTAAACGTTCCAAGTCATTCTGCAATTTCTTTACTGCCGTAGCCTTCATACGCTCGTCTACAATCGCTTTACTCTCCGAAGTAAGGTATTTCATCGCCTCACGTTTATAAGCGGATTCTTCGGCTTGTAATGACTGTAATTCAGGATCAGTTAATCTGCTGGTTGCTTTGAGTTCAACTTTCTTATCTGCTATCTGCTGTTTAAGGTCTTCAATGCGCTTTCTGATGTTCTCTTTAGCATCAGCTAACTTTTCAGCATCACTCTTAACTTTACCTCGCTTAGTGCCGGATTCAGTATCAATGTTCTCTTCTTTGAAACCATCAAGCATATCCTTTCTAAAATCGTCTTCCTTAGCCCATTTCTTTTGAGTCTCCTTGATTTTATTTATACCAAGCTCAATAGCATCAGCAATGTTTACTCCGGCCTTTATAGCGGCTTTAATGGTAGTTATCCCTGCATCAATAATAGCAACCGGAACACCTATACTAGCATCGTAAGTTTTACTTCTAAGTTTCTTCTGAATCTTGTCTAGTGCCGCAATAGCTTTGTCTGCCGCTTCCCTACGCTTAGTAGGTAGTTTCTCGTAAAGACTGTTTACTTCCTTCTCTACTCCTTTAGCAATAGCATTTTCAATATCAGGACTCAACACATCTACAGCATCAGTTTCAATTGATTGTGCTTCCTTATTAATCGCATCAGGACTAGCTTCAATGCTTTTTTCAATAGTAGCTTTCTCTTGCCTTTGAGCGGAACTAAAAAACTCCTTGGTAATTTGACCCATATCATAAGCCGCTCGCGCAGCCTGTCTGAATCTACCATAACCAATAGCAATAGCAGCAGACCTTTGAAACTTAGTAGATATATCCCTTACATACTTTAATTGCTTGTTTACAGCTACTTCATTCTCTGGTTCTGCTAATATCCTTCTCTCAAGCTCATTCTCTAGGGATACAGTAATTAAACTTCGCTTATCTACAGGAAGCTTATTCTCTTCAACATACTCCATAAGTTTAGTGGCATATTCGTCACCAAACTCTTTTTTAGCATTTTGAACAATATCATCCCCATGCTGAAAATCAATAAGGCTGTCTTTCCGCTTGTACTCTTTCTCCGAAGCATCTAAAGTCCTTCCTGTCTCACGCTCTACGTTGTTTAAAGTATTACGGATTTCATCAGTCTCTAGGTTCTTATTAACCAACTCAACAAACTTGTTGCTTACTTTTCCTTTGGCGGGTTCTGCTTGCTCTGTTTTACTTCCTGTATTTTCTTTTGCATTTGTTCCTCCGTCATTTCCGGTTGGTTGTATAGTTTCCGCAATAGGTTCAGCTTGTTGTTCGATTGCTCTTCTTTCATGTTCGATAAAATCATTTGTTGTTAATTCTTCGTTTTTAAATTCATTTTCAAATTGTGTAGTCTCTTCCGTTGTTAAATTCTCTGCTTTAATCTTAGAGGCGCTATCTGCCAATACATCATCAAACCTAGTTTTAAGTTCATCAAATTGTTTGGTAGTAATCTCTCCCTTACTCTTAGCCTCCGTAAGTCTTTTTAATGATGCCTCTGCTTTAAGCGTTTTATTAGCTACTTGTTTTAAGGCTTTAAGGTCATCCTCCGCTTTGTCTAAGACTTCTTTAGTTCTTTCCGGTGATACACTCTCTTGAGCCACATTCTCTTGTGCAGGTACAGGTTGTTCAACTTCATTTGTGCCTTGTTTTAATTTTTGGTCATTTTCTAAATTAACAGGATTCCTTATTTCAGTTTCTTTAGGTTTATATTCCGTTACTAATATATCTCTTGATCTTCCACCATCAAATGCACCAACAATACCTTCTGACTCCATCTGATCCATTATCTCTTTCGCCCTCTCGTAGCTTATATTCAATTTTTTACTTAAAACAGCTATAGAACTATCTTTAGATTCCACAACTGTTTTTGCTGCTTCATCAAATAATGGGTCTAGTGTTCTAGGCGTCTCTACAGCAGATGAAGGCTTATCCTGCACAACTTCATTTTCTTTTTCAAAATCATAAACTTTAACATTAATACTAGTTTTACCGCTCTGTATGTCATTAGCTATCCTATGATGCCCATCTAACACATAATATTTATCACCTTCTTTTAATAAAGCAACATCTTCTGTAGGATTATTTTGGTTTTTAGTTCCTCCTAATTTATCAGCTTGTAGCGATTCTTGAGTTGGCACTATATCATTAATATCAACTATCTGCTTCGATTCTTCATAACCTGAATTATCGCCCTCTTTTGACTTACTCCGTTGTTCTTTAATAAGTCTATTTGCTTTTAAAACCTTTTCACTAGTTGCTTGGCTTATTTTATTTTTAAAAATATTTTCAGAAGGTATTTTATTATCAACCTGTTTCTCTCTTACTGTAGTGTTACCGCCTACTTCTGTATTAATAACCTCTTGTGGAACTTCTGGCTTGCTTCTTTCAGTCTGTTCAAGATTGTATCTTTCCTCTGTAATTTCAACAGGTTTCTCTTTACCGATCTGTTTAGTGTAGGTTCCTTTCTCTTCATCAAAGCTATACTTGGTTTTAAGACCTGTAGCAAGCTCTCTAAGCTTATCATTAGACTGATCGATCTTATTCTCTAAAGCAATCTCTTCGGGTAGTTTAATCTCTCCTAATGCAGGGTCGGTAGGAGTCTTCGTAGATTTAACATTATCCAAAGCTTCCTGCATCTCATTACGCCCTGTAATCAAATCCACTCCTTCATCAAATTGTTTAGGGGTAAATTGTTCCGGTAACTTAGACACAGCATCAGCAATAACCATAGCTTGCTTTTGAGTGTTTGCTATCTCTTCTGGTTTCCACCCTTGCTTAGCGCCTAACACACCAACATCTTCAATTACCTTGGCGACATTTTCAGGACTCCTGTCAGCTTTAACAGCATCAATAACCATATTCTTATACGGAGACTTGCTAAACATCATCCCTACATCTTGCCTCATGCCAAGACCCGCAAAGATTGGCGCATCTTCCGTAAGTATCTTTCCAATCGTATCACTCATTTCTTGAGGACTTTGCGCCTGAAAGGCTTCCGACTCATTTACATCATTAGCTTTTTTCTTTAACTCATTATCCACATACGCTAGTGCCGTTAAATCAAGTGAGGTATTACGATAAGCCTTGGCGCCTTTATTTAAGAACTCTGGAATCTTCTTAGCAATACTCACACTTTGCTGTTTCATGGCATTAGCGATACTCTCTGCTGTAATAGCCTCTCCTGAATCAACCAAACCCTTCATAGCATTAACAGTAGCTTGTCCGGCTAAGTCGTCTCTAACCGCAGCAGGAAGCTTATTAAATAATACATGTGAGTTAAGCGCTTTCATCAACGTGTAATCAGTAATCATTTTGCCAACTCTATACAGGTCATCAGCACCATTCTTAAACTCTACACCATTCTTTTTAGCCTCACGAATCTCTTTATCTGCTGTTCCCGCTCCATTCATAGCGAAACTCATTCCCCCTGTAGCCTCTGCGCTAAGCATAGCAGGAACAAACTCTGCAAGTGAACCTACAGCCCTATCTACAGGAGTGAAGCCCCTAAAATTATCCTCAAGTCCCATAGATGTTTTTTCTTGAGCTTTATCAAAAAATTCATTGTTTATCTTTTCTTCTTCGGGAGTATAATCTTCACCACCTAATACTTTTCTTCTTAGAAGGTCTGCCGCAGACAATACGCCTTCTCCAAGATTTACAGCACCTCTAGCAAGTCCCCTTCCAATAATCTTAGTGATTCCCTCCATTCCGGTCTGTACACCGCCCCAATAAGTATCCCCGTATTTCTTTTTATAGGATTCTAACTTATCGTTAATGACCTTTTCTTCATCTACCGAAGTATCAGGATTTTCTATGCGCTGTTGAGCAGTTAATTTAGTAGGATCTACCCTATAGTTAGCAGCAGTCTGTTCTTGAACTGTTATAGGTTTGTATGCTCCTAAAGCAGTCAAGTCTAGTTTTACTTTAGGAGTCTTTACAGGTGTTTGTCTTAGTTCTTTTGGTTGAACTGAAAATGATTCGTCTTGCAGGTTATTAGCCGCCTGTAATATATTAGTACTTTGGAAAGGCTTTGAGCCACTTCCAGATGTTTGAACACCACTCTTTGAAACGGCTGAACCCCCCCCCAGCCCCATCGGTGATGGAGCTTTTATATTCTGGATACTTTACTAACATCTTATCTGCTAACTCTGTATCGTCTACATCCTTGTACTCTGGATATTTCTCTTTTATTTTTTGAGCAAACTGTTGCTTGGTTACTTTATCAGGCATAATTTATATTTAGAAAAGACCTAATGGGTCATTTTTCGGTTTAACTGTTTTTTGTTTGTTTACTCTGTCACGTTCCGTTTGTATAGCACCTTTAACTTTCCCTGCGGCATTACCTGTCTGGAATTTACTTTCGGATACATTCTCTCCGGTAATGTCGCTTAACAAGCGGTTTAACTTCAACTTCCCTTCCGGTGAACGCTTGTCTATAGTAACCGTATATGCAGGAGTCTCTTTCATCTTAACCTTACCCTCTGCATCATACGATTCAGTTACCTTTTTAGGAACCCTCACCTCAATGAAATTACCTTTAGAACCTATCATGTTTTTAACAGCATTCTGGTCATAACCCGGCATTGCGCTTACAATAGCTTTAAACCTTTCTCCTGAACCTGCAACTCCGCTAAGCATATCATTTACCGTCTTCTGCCTGTACAACGTAGCTTCATCTGCTGCTCCTTTATCATTCTTTCTTGCCCTTTGAAGCATATCAGAATAATTAGCTCTTTCTCTCCAATCGTCATTCTCTTTAAAGACAGGTTTAGCGGGCTCTTTCTTTACCCTATCCTTTACCAATTGACTAATTAAAGTGTTTTTTAATTGAACGGGATCAGTTATACTTGCCGCTAGATCAGGATACAATTGTTTTGCCGCTAACTTGAAGTCTGTATCTGCATCCCATTTCGCTGAATACCTCTGCGCTTGCATTACAGGGTCTATTACCCTTTCTTGAGTAACTAATACCCCTGACTTATTTCCTTGCTTGTGAGGCACTTCTAATGGGTTGTTCCATTTAGAACTCTTTAATACTAATTCATCGTCTTTATCCAATTCGGAAAGAACCTTGTTAACGTCAATTTTTCTTTCAAACGTAGTTAAATCCCTGATGTATTTAGGATCGTTCCTTGACAAGTTTTTAGATTGCTGATATTTAGTAACAGCATCATCAGTGAAGTTATCTCTCTTAGCAGGATCCATAAAGAGAGCATTCAATGCAGTTTCTCCTTTAGCTAAATTCTTAGAGTCATATACCATATTCTGCAAGTCTAACTCTTTTTCATCAAACTGACGCTTTAACATAGCTTTCTTCTGCAAATCTTTTTCCGCTTGAATCTGTCCGTAAAGGTTTTTCCACTCGTTATACTTTGAGGTATATTCAGGAACATCACCCTGACGAACTCCATCAATCTTAACCTTACCCATTTCTTCCTGCAAAGCTTTCTGTTCTGCCTGACGTCTAGCCTCATTCTGTTGAGCTTGTTTAAGGTAGTAGTTTACAGATCCACTAGTGTCAAATACAACCGAATCATTAGCGTTTAGTCCTTCTCTCATTAGAATCCTGCTGATGGTAAATAATTTCTAATATAACCGTTACTTCCTTGAGGTGGCATTTGAGAATTAGTACCGCCACCTTGTTGTCCACCATAGTAGCTTTGGGCTAATTGGCTAAGATCGGTTAAGGCTCCAAAACTGTTTCGCTTTCCATCTGCAATAGTTTGAGAAGCTGCGTTCCCTTGTTGGATGTATTTTTGCTTTTTATTCCAATCCCATACCCTTTGTTCTTCATTAGCTAACACACCTCTCTGTCCCATAAGAACGCCCTGATTTCTTAATCTAGTATTAGCATCCTGAACATCAAGGCTTAATGTGGCATCATTAGAAGCTCTCACAAGAGACGCAAGCCCCGCACTCGGATTAGCACTTCTACCCAATTGAGTTAAAACCCCTTGTTGGTTCCTTTGAATGTTCTGTGCTGCTTGGTTATACTGTTGCTGTGGTAAACCTACTTGAGCCATTTGTTCCGCTTGCGCTACATTCTTTAAAATATTGTTGTTTACTTGAGCTGTTGGAAAGGGGTTATTTTTAGCCATTTTATTCCCTTTGAGAATTCCGGCTATTCCGGCTATTCCTTTTAAAACCGATGGTGCAACTGCTGCCGCTATTAATGGTAAAGGCATAATATTTATTTTTTTTATGTTATTTACTTAAACAAAGTACGTCAATTATTTAGCGTGTTCCAATTTTACTCGGTATACTGTTCACCGCAACGTTCTTCAACCGTAGTATTCCGTTCTCTGTAGTCACAAGTTCGATTACAATATAAGTCCCTTTAAGGTCGTCTCCGTTAATAATATCTACATTCTTATCTTTCATAAACGAAGCACTAAACACACCTTCTACACTATAAATATCCACTTGGTCAACTCCATCATCCATTACATCTTTCAGAAAGTCATATTCAATTAATTCTGATACCTGACCCAAACTTGTAGAAATACCATCAACACTTGTTATCATCAGCATATTACCCTCGTAAGATAAGCTTTCAAATGTTTTAGGCTGTCCTTCATTTCCATTAGCAGTGAATTTTATCAGTGTTTTATATTGCATACCATAATATCTGTTTCTGCCTTCAATAGAAGCCTTGTGAGCGTATAACTGCCCAGACTTGAATGTATATAGGTTTGTGAACAACGAAAAGCCTGTATCGAAGTTTAACGGCTTAAAACAACTCCATTTATTGTTCTTTTCCGACCATGACAAAGTGTTCTTCTGTTTTAGGCTCGTATCCTCTACTGTATCGCTAATTGTAAAGGAAGTCAGTTTAAGGTTAGCGTTAGAATAAACCGTAAGTATAGGGTCACTACCTGTAGCTGTAATGGTTAGATTTACAAAACCCGGAGTGGTTCTATTTGCGGATGCCGCTGTTCCTGCATTAACCCTGAAAAATCCTGAATTTATATACTCCAAACTATAACTAATCTGATAAGTATGTCCAGAAATCAAAGGATAATTTCTTAAAGTCATCTGCCCTGCATTACATACCTCATGTATAGCGTAATCCTCGAATATAGTCCAACCAAATGACTTGCCTAATGTGAGCAAGTCTAAAGTGATCGGTGTGTTCTGTAGTGTTGTAAAGCTCATATTATGTAAAGATTACTTCTGCTGTTAATGTTGTTTTATTATACCGTATAACCCCTACTTTATAAGAGTTTGCAGGTGTATGTGTGCTATTGTGTATAGTAGTGTTTAATAGCCTAGTATCGCTAGATACCGTAACACCACCTGTATTTACGATATTCGTCCCTACCTTACTCATAGTCCCTCCTTTATAAGTAACAACCTCTAAAGTGAAGTCACCAGAAGCAACCGAACCATACCAGACACAATACAATCCAACTTCAACGATATTAGGACTTGAAGGAAAGTCTGTCACAAACTTTAATATGTTAACCAAAGCTCCTTCTATACCTTGTGGAGCAGCGCTTGAATTGGTATCATCTAAACCCCACCACAAGTAAGCATTTGATTCAGGAGTTGTGCCAGAAAGGACAGTATCATCAACATTCCCAAACCCAACAAATATATTATCAATAGTAGGCGTATCATTATTTTCAAATTGAACTTGAATATCTAAATCACTCCCCGCACTAGGGTAATCCCAAAGGAACCTAGCTACCAAGAAGTCAAAGTCAGGAATTAAAATGGTTGTGCCTGTATTTACATTAAAGATTCCGTCTACACCACCTATCGTTAAAGTTGTAGAAGTAGTTGTATCTTCTGTTGCAGAACTTGTCTGTCTAACTTGTACAGTTTGTCCATTACTCACGTTTCCCGCAGCCGATGTATAAGCCCCTCCATTGATTCTATACTCGCCACCTGTAATAGTTGTTGGTGAAGGTGCCCCAAGCCCTGTAATAGTTACAATATTCGATTCATAAACCGTAGATAATTCAGCATCACTAATATCAATAAAATCAAAAGGATCGGGTTCTGTATCGGTCTTAGTTTTAGCATCAAAAGAATCTGAATAACCTCCTACGGTAAGAACAGAACTCGTTGTTGTATTATAAGAGGCACTTGTAGTTTGTCGAACCTCAATCGTATCTCCTGCATTAACATTTCCCGCTATATTTGTCCATGCGCCTCCGTTAATCCTATATTCACCTCCTGTTATGCTTATTGGCGCCGGAATAGTATTTCCTCCAATCAATATAGAGTTAGAAATTACAACAGTACTTAGCTCCTGATTAATCAAATCTATAAAGAAGAATGAATTTACATCAGTGCTTCCGGCAGTAATCGTTCCACATACATTGCTTTGAATAACGTTTTCTCCAATCTCAAAAGAGAAGATAAACCCTACTGACCCTGTATAGTCTGTTTCAGGAGTAAATACCGCTTGTCCTGTAGTTGTGTTGATAACTACGCTTCCATGATTGGAACTAACCAATAGTAATGTCGAAGGATCAATCCCAAAGTCAAACTGATATTGCCATGTAGAACTATTGAATTTAAAGCTCGTCACAATGCCACCTAACGTTTCAATGTGTATCGTATACTCTTCGTTGTAATTATCAAATAACCCATATATCTTTTTACCATCCTTCTTAGCTTGTTGTAATACCCTCATAAAGAACTTGGACATTTTAACTGCTATTGGTGCCACACCATTATATCCATCCCGTATAGGCAATGAATTATTTGGGTCAACAAAGTATATTGTTCCATTCCTAGACTTCACAAAGCTTTCCTTAGCGGTGCCTATCCCAAAGCTACCTGACTGCAAGTATCTGGCTTTATTCAAAAGCTTATCGGAGATTGCTACATTCTGATTCTCTGCCTGATCTTCTAAAATTGAAATGTTAACAGGAATATGAATTAATTTCAACTCTTGAATACATACTAAGTATGAATCTCTTTGGCTAAGCACTCCAATAGCTCCGAACTGTGAAGAGGTTTCTCCTGCTCCATCACCATAAATACGCTCTCCATAAAACCTAGAAATGCCATTCACCCTGCTTCCGGTAATAAATGTATCAGAATATCTTATAGAAGCTTTCTTTCGTGTCTCTTCCTGTTCATCGTTATAGAGTCTTGGCCTTCCATAGGAGTAGTAATTAGATTTATAAAAGTCACTGAAATTAAAATCTTCAACAAGGAAAGTATAAGGGATGTTAACATCGATATTGCTTACAAGATTTCTTGTTTTAAAATACGCATCAGCTTCTCTTATAACTCCTGACTTAACGGTATAGTCTCCATTCTGAATAAGTATCTGCTCTCCTATTTCATAAAATAATGTAGAAGTTTCCGAAGTTACACCATCATTAGTTTCTGTTCTTTTCTTTGGTGAATATATCTCTAAAAGGACTTCTTTACCTGTTATGTCTGCAATATTTATAGATGCTGACTTTCTAACCTTAAGATTATACTTGGTTGTATTAGGATCTACACTAGTATCTACCACAATATCTAACCCCACAACTTCAACGTCTATAGCAGGTGCATCAAACCATTTTACAGGAGTAGATGTGCTCCCTGTAAACGTAAACATAAATGTACACCTATCTCCAACAGAATAGTCATAACTTAAAATTGAAGAAGAATTGACTTGGTTAAATCTTAAAAGCGAAGTTATATTAAAAACTAAATAATCATCATTGGATAGAAAAGCATCCAAGGCACCATTAATATATAAGTCCGTAGCGTGTGTATTATTAAAAGAAATCAACCACTGTGCACTTTCTGCTCCGGCAGGAGGTAGACTATTTATCTGCCAACTTATTTGAGGAATAAAACCATGTGTCTGCGCGTACGATGGGGTCTTAATCATAAATCTCTTATCACTGACAATAGGAAAGTAATTCCCTGCACCTTTGTAATGTGCTAAAGCCAATTGATAGGCCGAATTTAATTTTATACTATGTATAGATTTTGACACTCCCGTTCCGGCATTCTGTAAAGTAACTGTTGCATATGAAAGCTCAAAATAAGGGTCGGTCTTTATATATAATGCGAAAGGAGTGGTATTACTGTTGGGTATACCAATAGAAAATGAATTTATTGCGGATATGGTATCGTTGTTTTGAGTTATAGGGACTGTATAAGAATAGTTTTGAGTTACTGAAAAATCCCTTAAATCCCTCAATTGAACGTTAAAAACATCTCCCGTTTTAGCAATCCCATCATACCCTATAGTAACGTTTCTTCTGTGTCCTCCTGCATTACCATCATCATAAGCCTTAGTGACCCTTAAATAATCGTATACAGGAGGATCGTTTTCAATTTGAGGGTCATATACACTCACTGATAAATTAACATCAACTACAGGTCTATTTTCTCCTTCTGTAAGGTCTCCTAACGTAAGAATGCTACCATTGATTACTTCTAATGCTCCTGCTCTTTTAGGAACATAATCATAAGGTAAATCAGTTTCTAATACAGGTATGTTGTTGTATAACCCATCATTATAAAAAGCAAACGAATAAATATTTGTAGCAGGGTCATAAGCCTCGTAAATCTCTTGTGAAACATCTACCGTAGTATTAGGCAAACTAACAATATCTTTCCTGTCTACAGACTTCACCAAAAACCAATCTAAGTTGTCATACCTAGCACCTACATTTATTGTTTTCACCCTGTCATTACCCGCATCTACAGAGACAATCAAGTTATTGGCTTTAGTTACATCCGTTCCTATTGCAGGAGTAGGTTCATCACTAGGAACATTTCTTTTTGAATATGTACTCCACGCACTATATTCATCATCTAACCTGATAAACTGCTCTGTGAATTGAAATAAACGCTTCTGGATAAGGTTTACCGATCTTCCGGCATCATCACCATACACATAAGTTGGAAGCTTTATTGGTTGACCTTTCAGTAGTGTAATATCCTCTTGCAGTAAAATCCCGTATCCCCCACTTTTAAGCCTTTCTAAGTTGATTATTCCCGGCTGTATATTGTCAGCATTAAAGATTAAATACTTGCCCTGTAATAGCTTTATTTGATTTACCGAATATTTAGGGTCTAAAGGCAGAATATCTACATTACCGCTATCCGTAATATTCTCGAAAATGACTGTTTCAGTTTCAGTATCATAATCAAACTCTGTAATTTGGTTTAGCTTAGATGAATTATAAACAAAAGAATAAGCTTTCCTTGCATCATCAAAACTTGCAGTGCCCAATGTTTTGTTTAACCCTGATGGTTTAGCGCCTGATATAAGCTCATTTGACTCCATACTAGTACCATCACCATCCTCTTGTTCTACAGTTCCGGTAACACGAAGGTTGAATGCCTCTAGGTAATCGTTTGGCGCTATATCCTGAATAGCACTATCGCTATCCATACCGCCTCCTTTAAATTTCTTTATTTCCTGCATAATTTAGCTCTTGGCAACAAGTTTATTTCCTGATCTGGCAACGTCCTGTAATTCGTTCAAAATAAAAGGGTTCATTCGCATCTTAGTTAATCTTTTGGCGTTGTAATACTCTGACCTCATAGACATAACTTCATTCCTTCCGTATTTCTTTCTTTGTCCGGCAGCATCTTTCCACTTCATATAAAGAGACATTGCCTCTGCGGCTCTAATGTCAATAACAAAATCTCCATCTTCTTCTACGTATCCATTAGACAAGTACTCAAGTAATATCTCCTGTTGGCTGTTTCGAGGGTCTAGGAAGATTAATTTCTGACCATTATCTACTTTATACTCACCGTATGTTGCAGTGCCGCTATCAGCTCCAAACAACCTGTAAGAAGCACCATTGAAATAATAGTTGTGGTAATAGTCATTATCGTAAGGATACCCATACCCGTCCACCGTAGTAGAAGATATAATTCCCTTAGTCCTGTTAAAAGGATTTGTATTTAATGTAGATAGTTGTGAGTTCCTTTTATACGTCAAAACTTCCCCTCTACTATTAATCTGTCCTATCTTAGAATACTGAATGTAGTCACAAGGCAGTTCAACTGTTTTGTTAGGTAGTATCGGTAGTAACACTGTTTTAAATGTGCCAGTAACATCTAAGTTAAACTCTGTCTCTAGTCCCCATTTAGCGATATTATATAGCCTTAAAAACTGATGTGAAGACAAATCATCAGTGTTCAAATGGTTAGCTACGATTTTTTTAAGTCCAATATTCATGATTATGCAGGGTTAGAAACGCCATTATTTAAATTATCTTGAGGAATTTGTTTTAAAGGAAGCAACTTAGCCATTATTTTATCCAATACATAAGCCTCGTAGTTCTTTGGAATATTAACATTGGACGTTAACAAGTCGTCTCCGCTTACAGAACCTATCATTTTGATAGTTGCGGTGCCTTCTAAGAGATTATTATCGCTTACATATACAATCTTACCATCTTCAACTTTATATAGCACCATGCCTTTAGGAATGCCTATTAAATCTTGAGCAAAAGAACTTTGATTTTTCATAGGTATGCAATCCGAACAAGTATTTCCTGTAATCCTTACCGATACAATCTCCTGTCCATTAGGAAGCGCCGTAGGTGTCTGCGGAAGTACCGTATATTTTTCACCTCCAACCGATAAAATAGGTTGATTTTTAAATACGCTGATAAACTGATTATTTGCGTAAGCACTTTCACCTTGGTTAGAATTGGTAAATGAATCAAAAGTAGATGCTTCTGCTATATAAATCGCACATAATTCAGCAAAATAACGCAAGCTGTGATTCTTATCATCTGAACTTTTACCGTTGTAATACATTTCTAACGCCAATTGCGCTAACTTTTTATATGTTGTTGCCATTATGCTTGTGTTTGAATGTCTCTAGTTACTACCTGTTCCGCTTGAAAGTCCCTCATATTAAATAAAAGCATATCGCAAGCCATTAATATAATCTTGTCAATATCATCATCCTTCCATTTAGGTTGTACCGAGGTAGCGGAATTATATACCGGACGGTTATTAACCAACGTATATCCCCATACAGAAGGAACCAACTCTTGCAAGTAAATGAATATTGCCTCACCTAAATCTATAGGGTAAAACTGCAAATAACTAGCGTATTCTGTGTATACAGGGAACTCTGCTGTAGGATAATCATATTCACTCTTTAAATGACTTGAAAGCCTATCCTTCTCTACTCTCTGTATTTCATCGTTATTAACGCTCATTAGCGTGTCTATATGCAATAAATTATCTGGCTTAACATATCTGCCTGTATCAAGTATATCAATCGATATAGGGTCTGATAAGTATACACTCAAAGACTCTGTGTTGTTCTGGTCTACACCGTATCCGGCATAAAGCTTATTGTAGTACTTCTGTTCGGCTGAACCAAAAACAAGATTGAACTGACTAGGACTTATATTCCCGTTAAACCCCGATTTATTAGCTAAGTATTGAAGTAATTTCTTGCAATCATCTATTGATCTCATATCGCATTGTTAATTAACATAAAACAAAGGTAAAATAAAAAAGGGTTAGTAGTTTATTAGACCACCAACCCTCAAGCAAAGCAACATATGGAAAAAACTTTAAGGCGCTGTAATCTGCAATTGTTCGTAAAATCCTAAAGCTTCTTTATTCCTAGACATAACTAGGCGTGCTACCTGTTCTGCAACGTCTCCTTGTGGGTTTACGTCACAAATAACGTTAAGTGTATCTACATAGACCAACTTGCCTTCAATCAAAGTGAAGGATACTATATTGTTCATTAGCGCCTGTGAAATCAGGTACTTAATTTTATTTTTCGGATTAACAAACTCCCTCATAAATACATTAGGAAGCTCAATAGCCTTCAAGATTAGTTTCTTACGAATAATAACCTCGTCATCAATACCTCCTGATACATCAATACCAAATACAGCAGCGACCGGAGCCATTTCTTCAAATGTAGCCTCTCTAACCGCAGATTGAGCTTGGAAGCTAATATCACTGTCTTCAAATAATTTGTTGAGGTCTTCATCAGGATTAACTAACTTATATGCTGTAGGCACAGGACGTACTTGGTTTTTATTTCCTTCAAACTCGTCTTGAACCTCTACCGCCATAACTTTAGCTTTGTCAGCAGAATCAACCTTCAATAAGCCGTTTTTGAATACAATTTCGTTTTGTGGAGATTCTAACTCTGTTTTAGTTGGCTTAGGCTTCTCCTGATCATCTAACCAAATACTAGGGTAACCGTACACATATCTCCATCTGCGCATCTCTCCGGTCTTAGGGTCTTTAGCGACACCTTCTGTAGGAAAAAATCTGATTGGAGGATAAGGAGCATGATCGGATTCTCTTGTTTCGTTATTAACAGGCTTCATTCTTTCAAAAGTCTGTGTTAAAATATAACGGTACTCTTTTGGAGTTTCCTTTGTCTTCGCTTTACCTAAGTTTGGATTCCCTCTTTTTGTTGTTACTGTTTCCATATATTATTTATTGTTAAATTAAGAAACCTCCATATCAATTAAGACATGGAGGTTAGTGATTTTATTGACCTTTGAATATCGCATACTGTTGGCATCCAATGACTCTAGCCCCAAAATAACCGATGGTAGTGTTTACCAATTCAGCTTTAGTTGAAGTCGGAGTATCCGCAAATAATCCGTTTTGAGCTACGTGCCATTTATTACCTCCTTTTGGAGTTTGGTACATAACAGTGAAACGAGGTACAGTTACAGTTGAACCTGATTCAGTGTTAGAAGAAGTCTTACCAACAGGCATAAACAAACTAAAGTTTGAACGTGCACCTAAGCCGCTTGAACCATAAGTTGTTTGTTCGTCAAATAAACCGTAGTTCGTAAAGTTGTATTTACGTCCGTAGATGTTTAACGATTTGAAGTTCCTGTTGATATCAATTCCACCACGAGTTCCTGCATTGTCTGCATATATCACCGCACCGTTATTAACCTCGGTAAACAAAGCGTTTTGTTGCGCTTGGAAAGCTAAACCATCTGAAAGGATGTCATATTCTTTTGGTGCGCCTACTGCATTTAACGCTCTGTCTAAAGTAGCAAACTGTGCAGTACTCCAAACTCCGCTACCGTTAATACCGTTAGCCTGAACTTGTTTAATAACACCGTTGGAACCTTCCTCAACATAAGGCAAGTTGTTGGTTTGTGTACCCTCGAACAACAGCAAGTCCAATTCACGCATTAAACGCATATCAGTGTCTTTTTGTTGTTTAGTAACATACGAGTATTGTCCGTTCACTTGGAACTCAATTTTCTCTGCCATTGCTAAGTCACCGAAGGTATCATCAGCACGAATCTCTGTACAGTAGTTGGTATACAAGTCAGTATTACGGATGATTGTATCAGTTTTATCAGATTGCTCACCCAAGTACTTGTAACCACGTCCCAACAGTTCGTCTCCTGCGATAACCGAAGCATTCTCACCTGTGTTAACCGGAGTTAATACCATAGTGTGTGCATTTGGAGTAGCCTTGTTAGGAACAGCAGATACACGGGATTCTACACCTGTACGTGAGTTATAGAAAATGAATCCTAAGCCTCCAAGAGATTTAGTTCCTGATTGTGAGTAAGAACCTGTACCCAAAGTGATTGTTGCAGGTGCACCATTAGCAACAGTTACAGCGCCATTTGCAGTAATAAAACCTAAAGGGCGACCATGTGATTGATACCATTTGAATTGTTTGTTTGTCGATTTCTCTTCATTACCCATGATTTGGGATAATGCACCGTAAGGTACGAAACCGTAAAAGTCGAAATACTGATTGAACGCATGTACGTTTACAATATTCAATCCTGAAATTAGTCCGTATCTGGTGATCGACGGATCAGTGTAATTTGCAGGGGTGGTATTTGGAGTGGTAATTGGCATTTTTTCTTTAATTTAAAAGGTTAAAACTTAGTTAAGCATTACCCCATATCATACTTGGAACATCGGCACTCAATTCAGGACTTCCTTGTGGCGTAGTAAGGTCAAGGTTTTTGATCTCCGCTACAACCTTCTTAGTTGCCTCTGTTTTCATTTGAGTTGCTGTAGATGCAATGATCTTCTTAATGTTTTCAAGCTTATACACATCCTCGGTAATCGCTTTAACATTAGGGTTTCCTTCTGCATCAAACCATCCTCTTTTAGTAAGATAGTCTTTCACTTCAAACTGCTTCATGTATTCAGTCATAACCCCTTTCTCCTGATCCGTTATCTTATAGCTGACTTCCTCGCCGTCTATGTCAAACTTGAAATCCGATACTGTAGGTATTCCTGCTACAACCTTAGCCTCCCACTCACGATTTGATTCGTCAATCTGCTCTTGAGTTAATGCGGGTGTTTGAGGTGTTGCCTCTGCTGTTGGTATTTTGGGTAATTCTATTGCTTTTTTCTGTTCATTGTTCCATAACCTAGCATCTCTGCCGTCACGCTCTAGCATAAGCTCTCTGCGTTCCACATCTTCATTGTGGGCTATAGCTCTCTGATATTTTTCGGGTTCTAAATCCGCATCAATTGAATCTGTATCAATTCTGTCGAATGTTTTACCGTATTTGAATTTAATCTCCGACTCAATGTCTTTCTGACTCCAAGAAGGGTTTTCCTTTTTAAGCTTGTACTCAATGTTCTCTCTATCGGAGATTACTGTGTAGTCCCTAAACTTCTCATCGAAGTAACTTTTTAACTCTTCTTCTTTGCCGTCTAAGATAGCTTGGTAGATTTGCTTAGAATAGTCATCCTTAAATTCAGGGTGCTTCTCAATAATCTTTTCTACCTCTACAATCTTTTCTTGGATAGTCGGTTCTACGACTTCTGCCGCAGGAGTAACTACAGGCACATCTACAGTTGCCGGAGGTTCAGGTGTACCTACTACAGGAGGAGTCTCTTCTACTTTATGAGCTACTTCCGGTGTAGTTCCACCCCATACATCAGGTGCTACGTTTTGTACTTGCTCTACTTGTGTTTCTACTTGTTGATTTTCCATAATCGTTTACAAATCTTGTGTTATTTATTCACTATTCCAAATTAGTTCTTTTTATGCCACCATTTGAGGCTGTTCAGGAGCTTCTTCTTGCATCGGCTGACCCATCGCCTCACCTTGCGGTAATTGTCCTTCCTGTGTAGCCATTTGCTGTTGTTCCATCTGTTGTTGTTCGGCTTGCTGATCTTCCTGTTCCTGCCTTATTTGTTCCATTAAAATTTGCTTGTTGGAAATGTCGATCAATCCCACGCCTTCAAAAATAAATCCGGGCAAATCTTTCATTGAACTACCTTCTTTAGAAAGTATTGATTTCATTAGCTCAACTTTTAGTATAGAGGTATACTTAACAAGTTCGTTTTCTTTCAATGCCTCTGTTTCTTCTACAACACCTTGTGATTTAAGTTGCGCCTTCAATACTTCTAGCTCTTTGTCTTGAGTTCCTTTTTCTTGTGCCGCAGCAACAGCAGCTTGTGTATTCTCTTGTGAGGCTCGTGAGGCTTGTTCCTGCGCTTCTTTAAGACGTTTCTTCATCCTTGATGATAGCATATAGCTTGCATATTTAAGATTGTTCTTAGCAAGCAACCTTACGTCAATAGCATCTTCCAAAGTAATCTCTTTCTGTGATAATGCCACCTGAATGTTTTGCTCTAAGTATTGAGCTTCCTTGTCATCTATTACCGCCTGTATCTTAACATCAAAGTTGCACTTCTCAAAATCATCCGTAGCCTCTAACCTGATATATTCAATTCTTTCAGAACCTAATGCCATTCTGTACCCATCGTAATATCTTTCTCCTTTCTTCTTATGAACGAGTATGTCCCATAACCTCTGCCCTGCAATCTTAGCAGTTCTTTCGTCTATATCAAGGAAAGCGTCATAAATGTAATTTGAAGCGCTCTCACCGATTTGTTTTGCGTCCTGTAATGTTTTATTCCCTACAGCTTGATTGGTAATGTTACCTGCCGCTAGGTTATTGTCCCCAATGATCTTTTGAAGTTTATCGTATTCAGCATTCCATACCCCCATCAACTGTTCTAATTTAGCAGAGAAAGGAACGTTTGCCGGAGTAATAGGAGGTTGATTGTCCCTAGAGTTAATTCCTTCATCAGAAACTCTCTTGTAATACTGAATACCCGTTTGTTTGTAGATTTTGTAAAGTTCAAATGGACTTACACTCTCCATTCCCTCTCCCAAAGTAATATCACTCATTTGAGAAATATCTACCATGTATCCATCCGGTGCGGCAGCAGCAATGATTTTCTGTTGTTGCAGTTGAACCAATTGCATCATCTTAATAGATGGAATCATAGTTTCAATAAGCGGAGTATTTACCATCTTATTGTTCCCATACATGTGAGTGACATACGGAAGAGTTACCTCTAAAAGATTTTTGTCATTCTTAACTTGGTTCTTTGCTAATCCCCACTCTAAAACAAATTGGCTTTTAGTCAACATAACCCCGACATATTCTACTTCGTATGGTGGAGACTGAATATTTGGTTTTTCAGGGTTTAACTTTTCTTTTCTGTCTAAAACCTCCTTGCCGAACCTATCTGTGTTAACCTGATATTTTAAGTTGTTTACCGCTTTAAAGGATAGTTGTATTACCTCAACACTAAACCCATCGTAAGGTCTGTCAATAGCCTGATTGTATTCAGGTGTCCATCCCCAACCAAAGTTAGTATCGTTGCCGTTAAGACCCTTATTTGATATTGCCAGTTCAAATAGCTTTTCTTCACCACCAAGTCTAGTAACTGCTTTAGGGTACTTCATCCTTATCTCTGATATTTTCATCAGATTCACCCCCCCCTTGTAAGTAGCGTCTCTAAAGTCATCCCACTCACTGTAAGAAGATACAATATTCTCCGGCTTAGTTACTCCAATTTTAATCTTGCCGTTACCATCTAGGTAAGTATATGTTTGGGCGATACCTGCGGTAATCAAATCATATAGAATGCGTTTCTTAATGATCTTATCCCAATTGTTATCGTAAAATATTAAGTCAATGCCCTGTTCTAAAATAACCTCTTCACGCTCCTTATAGTTGAATCCGAAGTGAATGTCAATCTCCCGTTCGTCTTTAGGATCATCATCACTAAATTCTTCCAGTTCTAATCCAGACTCCTGTTGTATAGCTTGAATCTTTTCTTTATTCTTCATCTTGAACAAAGCATCCATCTTCGCTTTATCTTTTTTGCTTTGCGTAAAGGGGTCAATAGCATTTGCCTGAATCTTCTCTATACGCTGCATGTAACGGTCTATAAGACGGTTTACAAAGGGAATAGCAATGGGCGTAGGGGAATAGTCTAGGTTTATCATAGACATATCTCCATCAAGGTCTAATATATCTTTATACTCTTGCATGGGTTGTTTACCCATAGCAAATAACCTGTTGTAATCATATCGGTTCCTTCGTCCTGATGCACCTTCCGTAGTACCGTTCGTCCACTTCTCATAAGCAGAGATTAACAGTCTTTTTCCAAATTCTAAACTATCCTTTGTAGTGTCCGGTGCTATAGGTGAAAGGTTTACTGCATCATTCATAATTTAATTTTTTATCAAATGTAGATATTATACGTTATATTTCTTTGATTTACGGATTTTCATGAACGTTACGACCTTGTTTACTGTTGTTTGTTTGCCTGTAGCTTCTTTCAATCCCATCAGCGCATATCCCCACGCCATACAAGCATCATAGTCTCCACGATCGTTAATATCAAAGTCCCTCATATCTTTTAGAAGTCTAAGAAACTTGATTTTCTTCATGTTGTTTATGGAGTATTCAATCATTTCCGTTAAATGCTGCTCTCTGGCTTCTTTATTCTGTGGAGGTACACCATACGTCTCTCTCTTATCAGAAAGTCTTGTAGTCATCAGATAACCAAACTTGTGATCGTGGTTTAATGGAGAGGCTAAACGTCTTGTGGGTGAAGTAGCATAATCTTCCCAATCTGTAGGGGCACGCTCTGCGAGCATTTTTATGCCGTAGTATTCTAATCCCCAAAATACCTGATCGTGAAACGCTTCTTTTGTTTTAGGTCTTCCAATAAACATTGCTATAGGCATTCCTGATTTTTCAGGGTTTAACGCATCGTATCTCTTATGAACGATCAAACAAGCATCAGATCCTTTATCTACAGCCGCCTTAGCATTAGCAAATGTATCTAGTCCGGCAGCACCATATATTGTGTTTTCAGGGCATTTAATGTTTCCCCTATACGTAGATCGATTAGAACCTTCATCTAACAGTTCAATGATATACCACATTCCTTTAGGGTCATCTACAGGTATCTTCTTTCCATCATGCCCATTTTTAAAGCTCATGCGCCTACCGAACTCTTGCTTCCCACCCATACGGACTAATTCATCTTCAATGTACTGGATCTGTTCGTTTAAAGCATCTAAATCAAAATTACACCTGTTGTTAGCACCCTTAAATACTTCTTTCCATTCAAAAGGGTATTTACGAACCTGCTCTGCATATTGTTCAGGATCATTAGCTTTCATGTTCCTAGCTTCCTGTAAGAATGCCTTTGCTCCAATTGTAGGGTCAAGACAAGCCAAGTCCCCTGTAGAAGGGTCAATTACCGTAGCCATGAATGCGGATTGTTCAGGAGTAGGAGTTTCCACTACAGAATTACCGTATTTATCAATATATCCTAATAAACCTCTATACCCTGCAATAAAGAATCTTTTTAAGCACGTCTCTGTTCTACCGAACCTGTCTTTCTTTCCGTCAATATGATTTGAACCATCCCATATCTTTCTAAAGTTCTCTCCCCCTTTATCTCCTTTGTTTACCGTACTGAACACCGACACGTGACCTCCAATAGAGGAACCTACAACAAGCGTATCACTGATTTTATTTAAAAGGGTTTGTACGTTGACCTTCTCAAACTTACCCGCTTCATCAATGATAATCCTTCTTGCACGTCTACCATCATAAGCATTCTCCGCAGTATCTAGGTAATTAATCCTATTGTTCAACCCTTTATCAGAGGTAACCATTTTGTTATTGCTGCTGATCTTCTTTTGAGGCTTTGCGATATGGATTTCAGATTCAGTTACCTTGTTTAGTTCCGGCATAAAGAACGGAGGTAAGTTTTCCAACCCATTCTTTATCATCAAGTACATCTCATAAGCATCCGTACCCGTCTTAGATACAATACCTTGTAAAGTATTGTTTTCTATTATGCCTATCTGTAAGTGAATAGATGATGCCATAGAGGACAATCCTAAACGTCTACCCTTTATCCCGCAATCCCCTAATGTTCCCCGATCTTTTTCACATAATTCATAGAACCTGTAGTACTCTAGCGAAGTATCCTTATAAGATGGGAATATCTGTTCAATTAATAAAACAAACCATTGGTGGAAAAATAAACAGTATTTATTAAAGTAGGTTGGCACTCCGTTTATCATTATCCATTCTCCGGTATGCAAACGTTCAATAGCAGACTCGTACCAAGTCATCTGTTCTTCCCACTTCTTGTACTCTCTTTTCTCTGCGGCATTTAAAGTATTCTGTCTCTTTTCGTAATTAGGGATAGGGTTAGTAAACCATAAACGTCCTAATAAAGGGTCAGTATTCCATTCCCATCTTTCGTATTCAGTATCCCGAACCCATACCTGATCTTCTATGTTCTCTTCCCAATTACGAATAGACCTTAATGGAGGGATAGGAGGATCTGTATAAATTAAACCCTGAACTTCATGTTCTACAACCGCTCCTACATTAATCTTACTTTGCGCCATTCAATTTTAGTTTAATCTTTTCTGTTGCTTCTTCAAAGACATTCCTATGCTCCCCTTTAAACTCTGGTTCATCTTCTTCCTCTTTTTTAGGCTTAGCATCTTCCTTAGTTAAAGTAGTGACCATTTCCTGCTTAGCGAAGTCTGACAATGCTTTGAAGTTTTTCATATTCCCAATCAAAGATAAGAACCGTTCATAGATTTTATTCTTCTTGGAGCCTAGCATCAACAGTTGATTGTCTAATTCATCATCAGCAAGCGTGCTACTAGCGATTCTAACTACATCATCAGCTATTACCCCTGCTACATCATTACATGCCTGTACAAGCCTCTGTATATTATCCCCGTTGAACTTCTCTAGCTCGACAATATAATCATCAACCTCTTTTTTTCCGCTCCTTATATACGACTTTATGGTTTTCATCTATTTTAGGTATTCTAATCTTAGTTTTTGCTTTCTTGGAGTCGTCAATAACTAATCTTGGTTTAACATTATGGTTTTTAAAGGTTTTATCAAATCCCTCAAACATTGTTGATATTTTAGCTTTGAACTCTTTCTGGAACAACTCAAATAACTTCTGTCCCTGTAGAGTAGCGGAGTAAACAAACCCAAATCCTGCACCTCCTTTGTACTTAGCGGCTAACCCTCTTGCAACAACCCTATTTAGGGACGTTCTAAGCAACGATAAACTGTATGGCAGGAATAACACTAGGTCTTTAACATTAATCCACTCATGGCAGCATAACACCACTAGAATTGCAAATTCTCTTTCAGCAAGATCATTGTCTTTTGTAAACTTCTGAATAACCGGAAAGGCAATAACCCCATCCACATAGTTTGACTTCTCTAATAAGTCCCTTTTTATTTTAAGGTAGTATACATCTGTAGCACGCTCTGAAATCTTTCTTTGGTTTATAGCAGACTTCTTTAGGTACTTCTTGAATCGGTCTGTCTGAATCCTTCCTACAGTTTTTTTGTTTATGGTTTTACGGTCATCAACCTTGGCCTTCATCTTTACAATCTGCCGCCTTAAATCAGCTATGATCTTCCGGTAACGGATAGGAGCGACTCTAGGGTCATTCTGCTCAACCAAAGTCTGAAATTCCCTAGCGGTAATGTCTCCTAGTAATTCGTCTTTGTATAATGATTGATTTTCTGTCATGACTTAACCCCTATAATCTCCCTGTCTTTAAGTACAACGTATTCTTTGCCTTCGTATTGAATGACGTAATTGTTCTTGTCCATTGGCAATACGGTATCACCCACTTTAACATGCCTGTACTCCCTCGCACATTTATCAGGTACATGAGTAATTACAATAGCAAGGTCGTTCTTTATCTTTTCATCAGACGAGGTAAGGAAGATGCCACTTTCTGTCTTAGGTGCATCTTCTAATTCCCATGTTCCAAGGAATACTCCATCATTCATTATGAATTTATCTCCTTCTATTTTGAATAGTACATGTTGAGCACCTACCAATGAAAACTCTTCTCCGGCAAACTCTACTTTGTCTTCCCATTCTTTAGCCATGTAATGCAGGAATACCACTTCTCCTTTTGCGTATCCTTTCTCAATATACTTCTCGGAGCCGTCAGGATTAAAACCATCTCTTAGCTTACATATCGCATTGCGTTTAACTGTGGCTACCTGTGGGTGTGTAAGGAGTTTGTTTACATTACTCTCAAATGTTCTTGCTCCCTGCTCGTCTTCACTCATTTCCCACATATCAGGACGTATAAGGTCTACTCCGGCTAAATTAAATACCTTGTTGTGGGATACATCAAATTCTACGAATAAATTGTTGTTTATGGTCACCATACCTAGCCTAATTTTATGATGTTGTTTTTAACCATGACTTTTAATTTCTTGTAGATGATGTTGTAATTTCCACCTGTATCAAGAGAGATTTTACGTGCCTGTAGTCTTAATTTCCGTGCTGCTGAACTATTCATAATGTTAAATTAACCCCACCAAAAGGATGCTTATTCAAACTGCTGTTCGATTCCTAATGGTGAGGTGTGTCTAAAATATGTGATTCCATACGTTTGAATAAGCAATACAAACTTAGTTATTTTTATATACTTTTGTCCTAGTCCATTTATTTACTCACTTAAATCAATACAAATTGGCAAATTTAATCCCCATCACAAGCTTTAGTAAACTCGCTAACCAAGAGGTTAGTGGAACTACTACCACGCCATTAGTCATTAATGTGGCTAATATTATTGCTATTAGCACAAGGGTTACTCCATTCTCAACTACTGGAATTACTGATGTGCTCTACTCACTTCCGGTTAACAATACTAGTTACCAAATCACACTTGTCTGTACCGAAACAAGAGCAGCATTATTAGCACTTGCAAACGCTAATGCAGTGGCAACTTAAACAGTTTATGCTTAAAAAAGCAAAACCCCTTACTTCTTTTCGAGGCAAGGGGTTTTTTAATGGATTAACTTTTTTACTATTCCGAAGCAGGGGTAACAAGCTTTCCTGCGGCACTTAATGCAGCCATTGCCTGTTCATTAGTTTCGTACTTAGGCTGACCAGATTGAGGATCAGCAACAAGTGGTTTCTGTAAAATAGATGCTGTGTGTGCATTTACAGACAAACTACCATCTTCAAGTTTATCTTTTACTTCTTGATCGGCTTCAATGACCTCTTTTGCTTTATCATCATCTGCCATTTCAACTAGAGGTGCGTCAACTGAACTGGATTCTGCTTTAGCCGACTCTAGTGTTTCATCAACGGTTTCATCTACAGGTGTAGTTTCCGGAGTTTCTTTTACTGTTTCTTTAGTTTCAGGAGCTACAGTTTTAGCTTCTTCTTTGGTTGTTTCTTTTTTTGCTGTCATGACTTTTAGTTTTTAAAGTTTCTACAATTGTGAGTCCAAAAGTATGAATTTTATGAGAATAGTTCTAGTTGTTCCACCGTTGGCAGTTTAAATCCTATTTCCTTCCACCTCTTTCTCATGTGGGACTTGCTGTATAGCTTAGCTACATAAAATTCTCTCTCAAAAGTCTTATCCTTTTCATCTACAGAACGTCCAAGGTATTTTTCAAAGAGACTCATAACGTCATGTTTTTAAAGTCTCCCCAACATTCTAATACCTCATAAGAGATAATCCCTTTTATTCCGTATATCCATCTAGTGAATCCTCCTGTGTACATACCTCTTGATAATCCTGCTTTACCCCAATGAGTATGCTTAGCTTTCTTTCCTATTTTTATTTTTCTCTGTTTCATCTTATTTTAATTTAAGTTCCTCTCCGTTTAAAGCATAATATAAATTCTGCAATTGATGTACTTGGATAATATCAGGTGTATGAGTACTTATCTTTGCGTAATCATTTTTAAAATATAAATATGGTTTACCCTCAAAAGCTAATGTTCCATCATGCAATGTATTTACTTTTTTAAATCCAAAATTAACTATCCACTCTTCTGTTAATAGAATGCCAGACACACTATCAGCACTTGTTTCAAAAAAATATCCATCAGTAAATAATTCCAATTCTGATTCCTCAAGTCTTGAATTACCTTCCTCTATAAACTTTTTTGATGTAATGCACTCTACTGTACAAATTGAACCATTGTGATCTACTAAATTTCCAATCCTTAATTCTTCTGCTTTCATCCTATTTTTTAGTTAATTGTTCCACAATGTAATTTCCTAAGTCATCTTGTATGTCTGCTGCTTCCGTATCGCTTATTTTTAAGCCACCAGATCCAGTTAAATAACCCCATCCACGTATTTCTATCAGTTGTGTATTTGAGTGTCTTATAAAGCCTAATTCGTAGCTTATATCTGAAAACTTAGTCTGAACGTATGATGTGTTTATTGCAATTAATAATTCCTGCCTGTCTTTAGGGTCTGAAATACGAAACTGCATACACATCTCTCCTTTACTGTCTTCTATCCAACTACCATACTTTACAGTTTTGAATGGAGGGGTAAATGCTTTTTCAAATAATCTTTTCATCATTTTAGTTCTTTAATTATGTTTTCAGCGAATGCCATTACTTGATTTATAAACTCGTCACGCCTTTTAATGCTTTCTTGAAGTGGAACCTGATTACCTAATTGATTTTGCTTAATGGCATATCCCCCAATTTCATAATCGTTAGATGGAAACGACTGCAACATTGCTATGATATCAAATGCTGTACGGCTTTCGGTTAAATCATTTTTAGTTAATGAATGTTCTTGGTGATGTTCAAATTCTTGTCTAATCCAAGTCATAAATTCATTTAATGGTCTACCGCACCTATAGCATGAATCTATGCTATCATGATCTCCGTTATTATCCATATACCATTCTTTTATTTTATACTCTGGATATTTTTGTTGCAGTTCCGAAAGAGTGGCTAATACACATGAATCATTATTGCAAGTATCGTATTCTATCAAATCCAAATCATCACTTTTATCCCCATCTGTATCTACAGACTCGAAATAGGCTATCTCATGTGATACCTCTTCTTTGTTGTATGGCCTTAATAACTCAATAGCTTGTTCGAGAATAGCTTCTTGGTGCTCTGTCAATATTATCCTGTAGTCGTATGCTGTTTTCATTACTTCTGTCTCCCTAATTTCTTTTTAAAATAACTGTGTTTGAATTTTAAATGGTTTTATCTTTTTATCTGCAATCTTACAGTAGTCACTACTCATTTCTGAACCTACATAGTTTCTTCCTGTTCTTAATGCCATGATAGCGGTATTACCTGAACCCATAAAAGGGTCGTAAATTAATCCTCCTTTCGGACAACCTGCGATAATTGGTTTCTTTATGAGTTCATCGTTGTAAGCAGCATAATGGGCATCCGTAGATGGTTTAGTTGGTATATCAAAAAAATCAAATTCTCTATTTAACTCTTGAGGAAATCTAAGCCTCTTTCTGTCAAGCGATCTGGTATACCCACTATAAGCATAATCATAAAAAATAGCAGCATCATTATCAACATATGATAATCTATAAGTTCCTTTTATTTTTTTTGGTGTTTGATTGTACATTCCCGTTTTATATAATCTATCAGAAACCCAAATCAATAGTTTTTCTTTTCCAAGAAGTTCTAACCAATAACGCTCTGACCCTTTATAACCCGAATATACACCAACAGAACCGTCACCATCAAATAGTCCTCTAATAAAAGCATATTCAAAATCATGTGATATATTAGGAACTTCCTTTGATTTATATCCCAATGACTTTAGATCCGAAACCAATTTTTGGCTGCCCAAAGTTAATCTTACTGAACTTGTCTTATTCCTTTGCCTCTCATATATAAGATGATTATCCATTAAATCCTCTTGAAAAGATAACAAATGCTCTTTATCCTTAGTATGAATTTCTAATTCTAGTGAGTTCTTATTAAGATACGCATCTGCCCATATAAACCCTAACCAATAAGCCTTATCATCGCTGTCTATAGTTTCAAAATAATTTTCTCTAAAAAAATATTTTCTGTTTGGATAGCTTTTTCCAGTATCCCAAAAATCAGATACAGAGCCAGGGTTCTTTCCCTTATCTTCATCACCCCAAACCCTAAAACCCTCTGAAAATTGTGATGAACCAGAACCTCTGCCATATATTTCACTTGCTTTATTCCGAATAGAAACATTGTTTTTAAGTTTATCCCTTATACCATCCAAATCAAAATAATATTTATTGGATTTAGTCATTAAGAAAAAATACTCATGCTTCTTACTGAACCTATCTGTTACACTCTCTGGCATAGCATTCCTTTTAGCCCACACAATATCATTCCTAACCATTAAACCTCTGTCAATACATCCTATAGCGAATCTATGAGGCAATAATAACAGTGATTTGTGAATGCTTTTACTTTGCTGAACTTTAGCGCCTGAACCTGCGTGTTTTGATTCCTTTGATGAATAATCAACTGAACTTGCCATACCTCCTGATTTTGTACCATAAGTGTCTCCAAGGTTTATCCACATTGTTCCATTAGATTTTAATTTTGGTATTAATGCTTCTATCATAGACCAAAGATGCTCTAGGTATAATTCAAATGTTGGCTCTAATCCCCATTGTCCATCGTAGCCATAATCTCTAAGCTGCCAATATGGAGGCGAAGTAATTACACAATCAATAGAATCATCGTCAAACCTTTTTATGGTTTCTAAACATGGTTCTTGGTATATTTTATTTAATTCTATCATTTTTGTCTTCCTACCTTTCGTTTAAACTCTTTCGAGTCGTATGTTTTAATCTTTACTTCTAAATGGCTGTAGTCCCAAACCGTATACCTATTTGATTCATCCCATTCTATTCTTGCACTTATGCCATTAGGGTTCTCCACTCCCTTTATAAATTCAGAGTAAGGTTCTATCCTTCGGAATTTAGTGTAGTCGTTACTGAACTCAAAGTCTCCATACATGTCTATTCTTGTTTTAATAGCTTCTACGAAGTCTTCTCTGTCGGGTCTTTCTACTGAATACCATTTATTAAATTCAGTTTTATTTTCTAAGTTATAGAACAATTCTTTTAAATACATATCAGTGACCATCTTCCAAATCCTTTTTTAAAATTAATTCCTCAATAGAGGCTTTCAAAATTTCTATTTCCTTTTTCAACCCTTCATTCTCTCTATGGAAGTCTCCTAGTAACCTATTTATTTGCCAATTGAAAGAATGTATATCTGCAAATTCTCCTACTACCTTACGAAGAATATTCAATCTATGTATTTGCGCATCTGACTTTTCAGTCCTTGGTCTGTCCAAATGAAAAAATGCTAGATCACTTTCCATTTCAACTATTACTCCTTTTGCTAACATTATTTGGATATTCCTATAAGACATATCTTCATACCTAGATAAATAAACTTCTGCTAGTTTAAGATACTTGGCTTCTAATGGTGTTAATTTTGGTTTTTTAATCATTTTAAAAGGGCGGTAAGTTATTATCAGTTTCGCTATCTTCTGGAAATTTTTCATATTGGAATGCTCCACATTTGTTATTCCCTATCATTTCATAATACCTACTTCTAAAGAAATCGTAATACAAACTTCCCATGCCTTTGTTCGCAACACCTTTTGGTTTCGCTTTCTCTATCATATAAACCATTTCATTAGCTTCATAAGGTTTGTCGTGATACCCTTTTAAACCTACTGGTGGTCTCCACACATTAATCCATGTCATAGCCTTCCTGAATAGAGATTGTCCGCCAGAAGCTTCCCTAGCAAGAGGTATCGGGTAATATCTAACTGATTGTCCGTTTATCTTTTCTTCTTTCAAATGTTGAGCAGCAGGATGAAGTGTAATAATCATGTGAGTATCCATTTTTTTATTGGCTCTACGAACATCTCCCATTAAGTCTTCAATGTACAAATCCTGTCTAGCGCCATATAAAGACATATCGTGTTTATGTTCATTGTACGGATCGGCTAATATTATTTTTTCGTCAGTCCTCATTTCAAATATCTCACCGAATGAATAAGACTTTTCTTCTGTATCTATGATGGAAAACCAATTATCAACATAAGCTACAGCTTTTTTGAAAGTCTCGTAATCTATTGCCATAGGATGTGAGGGATAAATTGACCTATTGAAAACCTTATGAATTATTTCCGCATAGATGTCAGCCACAGAGCCCGTCTCCGAAGAACTTATTATTGCTCTTTTTTTGTATTTACGGACTTGATTTAAAGCTAACTCAAAGCTTAATTCGGATTTACCTTGATGTGGCGCTCCTAATATGAATGTATAACTGCCCTGTTTTAGTGTAAATAGCTTATCTAAGCTCCTAAATCCGGTAGAGTCACCTAATGGACTTCCTAATTTTTTTAATGCCTCTAATTGATCTTGTACGTCTTTATATTTTTTTATCATGATATTAGTTCAATGGCATTAATGAATAATTCTGTTCTTCCTGAATCTCAATTATAGTTTCAAATTCATCTAACCATCTTTTCTGATTAATATACTTAGACGGATACATTTGCTTCAACCAACTCTGCTCTGGCTTTTTTAGGTAATTCAAATAATTAGGCGTTAATCTAATGCAATCTTGCTTTTGTTTTGTGGTAAGCTTTGACCATGATTTTTCACTAGAATCCCGTTCTTTTTTTAGTCCGTATAAATTCCAAAAAATTTCAAAAGAAGGTTCTTCTATGTTATTTCTTAAAGTGTTATTCTTAGGGTCAACGTCCTTTACTACCCCTAGTAAATCTAGTTGACTAGGGTAGTCAATCTCCTTTACTACCTCAACTTCTTCAATTAGATATAAAGGCTCATAAACATTGTTACCGTAATCCCCTTGTTTAGTTATCTTTTTTTGAACTACAACCAAGCAGTTATTTTTAAGTTCGTTTATAGATTTTATTATAGTTGGTTTAGATAATTTTAAGTTTTTGCAAATTGTATTTATAGAAGGATAGCATGTAGCCTTATCTCCTGCGTAGCTAACTAAAAGTGCATATAAAGCTTTTGCATTGGCGCTAATTGCATCGCTTGTCATTATATCTCTCTGTATCATACCAAATCCCTCTTTTATTCTTGCTGTCCTCATACGTATTGTGGGTTTTTAAGGTTATTTAAATCATCTGCCCCATAAACAAGGTCTCCATGAGTTATTATGGTATTTCTTTGCTCTAGTAGATCGTTTAAAGCATCTAATCTAAATTGCCTCCATTCTTTTAATGGATAATATTTATTCATATAATCTTCTTTATATTCAAGATCGCTCATGTTTTTATATTTTAAAAAATTTAAATAATACCATTGAACATCACCAAATATCAATTTAGGTTCTAAAGAAGAGCAATTACATGAAATTACATATTCATGAGTTACGATAGTAGGCATAGTATTATGACCATTTTTATATATTGATGGGAACTCTATACTTGACCTTGTGTATTTCTCCTTTCCTAGGTTGTCATATTTATCTGGATATACTTCCCAAACCGGAGAATGATTTTCGTGTTCATAAGTAAATTCAGGTTCTTCTTTTTGGTGTTCTTTTGCATGGCAACTTGCGCATATTGTTTCTAATTCTTCCAATTTAACATCCCAAGGATTTCCTTTATAGGAATTATGGTGTACATGTAGAGTGCTTTTATCGTCTCCGCATCTTAAACATGTGAAACTATCTCTACTAAGAACCTCTAATCTTTTTTTCTGCCACCTAGGATCAAGTAATTTTTCTTTATATGTAGTCTTTGTCATTTGTTTGTTGTTTAAAAGTGTTATAAAAAAGTCGACAGCAAAGCCTAGCTATGCTATTTTGACGAATTTTACTCCATCTATTTGAACTAGAGTAATTAGTTTAGCTTTTGCTTGATCGTACACCCATGTAGTGCTTTTGTTTTTCTGTCTGGCGAAGGTGCTTACCTTGACGAGATCTGTTCTTATTTGTGTTTCCATATAAACAAAGGTATAAGGTTATTTGGAAGTTTCAAAGTATTCGGTAATATTTATTTTTTACCCAATAAAAAACCCACAGTATCACTACGTGGGTTAACCTCTATCTCACGACAAGGCTTGACTATTTAACAGGTCTTAAATGCTATGGATTTTGCACCTTTTTTATGTCTTCTGCCGGACTGAAAGTAATATAGTACTCTTCCCCTGCTTCAAAGAAGCCTAGTGCATCAGGGTTCGTTATATGAAGCTTAATTGAGCCACTAGGAGTATACATACTGAAAGATTTGTTTTCTTCACTTCCTGATACAACCGGAGAAAGGTTTGCTTCGTGATTGTTGTTTCCGTAGTCTACGACAGAGCCTACTTTGAATTTTGCTTGTAATGTTCTCATTGCTTATGTTTTTAAATTGTAAGTCTCAAAAGTACAGAAAATAGCAGACATAAAAAAAGAGGGACATAACCCCTCTTCCTTGATAAACAGAATAATATATTTTTTTTAAATGTTTATAAATCTATTAATTGTTATTTTGTTGCTGACTAAGCGATTTTAAGTTGTCTGCCTTTTAGTTCTTTTCCCTTAGCTAACCAAGAGTCAATAGCCTCAATCATTTCGTATACTTGAGCATCTAACAGGCTTACCAAGGGGTAGTACATGTCATCTGTCTTATTCAGATTGATAACTCCACTTTTAAATGAGTTTTTAAATGGTTTTGAGCGCTTTACAGCCACTTTATGTCCGGTGATGTTGATTCCTGCCAGTTGACCATCTTTGTTCTCTATAAACTGTATTTTGTCGATGTCAACATTGTCAAACCTTACGTCTTGTTGAAGACCTTCCTTCTGCCATTCAAATTCCTTGAACCATTTTTCGTAGTCCATGTCTTTATCAAGGTTGATAGAATTGTCAATAAACTCCGAACTAAATAAAAGATGGGGAATCATTTTTTCTATGCAGTCTGACAGTTCTTTGTTTAGAGGTTGATTGCTGCTCTTAGTCCATTTAACGTCGTACACCTCTTGAGTATTGGATACTTCGGCATCAGGAAACACTACAGTGCAGAACACCTGATTCTTTTTACGTTGGATTGTTAGTTCTTTGTACTTTACCATTTTTGTTTTTCTAATTGTTTTCAAATATATTAATTATTGTTTTATTAGCTTTCCGTCTCTAACTATATTCATTTTAGCCCACGAGTTTACATCTTCATCAGAAGCATTTAAAAACTCATAAGGTAGACGTTTAAGGTAAATAGTCCAAGGTGTTCCTGTGCTATCGGAATAAATCTCTGAAATATTTTCATTTCCAATAATATCCCTAAGCCACCCTCTTATCATTTCAATGTCTTGTTCTTCTTGTTTAGTGCCTTTGTCGTAGAGCGACGGATTAGCTACCACGATACGGATAAAAGGTGATGATTGGTCTGTTTTTCCAAGTGTTACTACCGCTCTGCTTGGCAAGGCTTCCCTTACTCTGTTTAAATCAATTGTTTTCATAATTCTTTGTTTTATTCGGGTACTTCAATGTCTCCTAGTGGAGTGCTTTCTATTCTGGTTTTAGGTTTTGGATTAGCTTTATCAGCTATTTTGTAATTAGTCCATGCGCAACCTATCTCAAACATATCTCTGTTGCCAAGGATTAAGGTTCTGCAACCATCCATTCTCTGCCATTCAATATCTTGTTTGACTAACCATGAACGAAATAGAGATGAACATTCCATTACAGGCACTCCTTCTTTGATAGGTTCTAAGTCTACAGGACGACCTACAGAAGTGAATTGCAAAGGTTGCCTATCAAAATCATGAAGCATCTTAACAAGTTGGTCTTGCTGTTCTTTCTGCCACTCTTTATCTATCTCAACTATCTGCCAGTCTTCACGTAGAACTGTTGCTTCTAGCCAAGGTGTTGTAGATACAGTGCCATCATGCTTCATTACATTGATCTTTCCGGCCTCTAGAAACCAATAGCCCGACCATTCGGGACACCTTACCCACTTTCTCTCTTTGAGAGCTTGTAGAGCCTCGGAGAAGGTTAAATTACGCTGTACAATTGTTAGTTTTTTCATCTCTATAGTTTATTAGGTGAACATACTAAATCAAACTCTTCTGCATACTCGGTTGCCGACTCTTCGGAAAAGTCTCTAATAAACCTTCTGCAAGCATCTGCATTGTGAAACCTAACTAGTTCGAAGGCTATTTCTTCATCACTGTCTTTGTTGTATCCATAGCATTGTATGGTTACAATTTGATTTCCATCGTCATCTGTGTCTCTGAAAAGTAGAACATCAGGTAGTGGATTTTTTAATTCAATAGTTTTAAATTCCATGTTGTTTTCTATTTGTTTCATAATAAATCTATTTCTTTTTGCTCATTGGGAGAGGGAATGTAGTGGTTCAAAAACTCCATGCTCCACTTTTGGATTGCATCTATGTAACTCATAAACTCTGTAGTGGTTAATTCAGTAGTTGATTTGGTTATACTGATGTATTCCCCGCTAAATTCAGGTGATGGTAAGTCCTCTGTAAGGAATTTATGCCTAAGCATATCGTGTACTACCTCAAGATTAAGTGAACTAGCTTCGAATCCTGCCTCTATAAGCCCGTCTAATACTTCCGGCACACAGCAACTCCAATAATACGAGTTCTGTAGCGTAGAGCGCATCTTACGTGGCTTCCTGAACACTCCAATGACAGTCATGCTTTTGAATAAGTTTTTCATGTCATTTTCGAAGGCTTTACGATTTACAATCTTGATTTCTTTGCCATCTTCGGAGACTTTAAATTGATATTTAAGTTCTTTAGTTGCCATTATCCTAATATTATCCAATACATGCCACAAATCTTTTTTTCACGAATCCACATCGTATGTAATCCGTACATGTGAAAAGCTAATATCCCCGCTCCTACATGAATTATTTTAAGTGTTGTTAGTCTACTCATTTCAATTGGTCTTTAATTTTAAGTATTGATTCTTGGTCTACTTCAACATGATCCATGTCATCTGCAAAGTATGCGTAATTGCCTTTCATAATATGTTTGTTATGTCTTTCTATTTTTAAGTATGCTTTATCTGCTGCGGCATCTATAGCTTGTTCAGCGTATAACTTCATGAAATTGATAACATCTTTATACGTATATAATTCATCAAATTGACTTACGTCATCGGCTTGCCAATATTCTTGTAAAATTTCTAGTCCTGTTTTCATGGTTTAATCTTCAATTATAAGTTCAAATTCTCTAACATACCAATCTTGAAACCTGCCAAATTCAAATGGAATATAATCTTCATGTTTATAGCATTCATCCCATTCTGACTTTTCCTGCGCTTTGTGTTTATTCATTGCCGCTATTGCTCCTTCTTCTGTTCTGTGGTAAGATTCAATATAAGATGCGCTTTCCTCTGTCATTGGGTTGTAATAGAATGCCCAAAGTTTAATTGTTTCGTTTTCCATGTTTTTAAATTAAAGCCGTTACAGCCGTTTTAAGCTCTTCATAAGTTAATTCCGATATATATTCATCTCCACCAGAACAAATGCATCCAAAGACCTTATTTGACCAATTAAATGAATATCCTGATATGTTATCTATAGTAAAGAACATACATTCCCTAGTTTCAGGTCTTTCATCGCTTATTTCTATGCCTAAGTCTAGCAGTTGTGTTGCCTCCGGTGTATTCCAGAATATGTTTAGGGCTAGTGGGGTTTTAAGATTCATGTGTTTCTTGTTTTTCTTTTTCAGCTATATTCAAGAGTGTTCTCCTGATTCCTCGCTTTGTAAATTCTATAGACAATAATCTATAGCACTCGTCACGATAACTTTCTTTATCTTCCGTCGCCATTTTACCATAATAAGGCCCTGTGCCTAGTCTATACATTAACTTATCACTTCCTGTATACAAACAAACTGTAGCGGTTTCATCTGTTATTTCTTCTTTGAAATACATAGACGTACCTTCTTCCATATTTATTTCGTCAATTAGCTTTCTAAAAAAGCCTCTGCTTAAATTCTTTCTGTATGCCATTTCTATTTATTTTTAAACCTTCAACCTGCATTAATAGATCTTCTTCTCTCTCTTTAATTCTAACACTTCCGTTTCTTAAATTGGGAGCAGTAAACATTATAATCCCATCCTCATTTATATCGAAAGCCCCCTTACATCTATCGAGAAACAAATTAATTTTAGTTCCGTCAGTAGTATCATCCGATGATACAGTAATCGTTATTCTTTTATCTTCCATTATTTGAATATTATAGCACCCCTTACTTTTGTTTTTGTATGAGGCAGTTTAACCCATCCTATTTGTTGCCTCCCATCTTTAGCTCGTGAGAAGTCGTTGAACTTCATAAATTGAAAAACTATAATATTATCACAATCAGATTTGAAAGATGCAATTTTTGACTTACCCGCTAATGACAGCAATGAACATGAATATCTAGTATTCTCATGAACTATATACCACCTTCTCATTTTACCTCCCTAGTTAATGTTGTTTCTACTCCATGCTTAAATTCCATAATATACTTTATAGATGAAATCCTTTTTGAATCATCCTCTACAAAGTAGTATAATGGGTTTATCTTGTAAACTCCCTTAATCATAGATACTAAAAACCCAACATCAGAAAGCTGCCTGAAAGCTTTATTAATAGCATCATCACCATAACTCTTGTTTGCCTTCCCTTTATGTTTAGAATGAAAGTCCGCAAACGTCTTTCTTGTTATAGCGTTGTTATTAATAAAACCATTTTCTGTCATATTACCAGACAACCATTCCATCAAATGCATTCCACACCCTGTTATACCCATTATAAGGCATACAACCGAATTATACCTTCTAGTGAATTTAACATCCGCACTAATAAAGTCGTACTCATAAGTCTTATCACCATCAGCATCTTTAAGAACCTTCTTTCGATACTTAATCTCTACTATATCTGTTTGTTTTTTCATACAGCAAATATACATATAGTATTTTAAAATCCTAATCTTATGTATAAATAAATATCATTATAGCATACGCCTCATCCTATACAACTGTACGCCACGTACGACAAGTACCCCAAAAATCGGTGTGCCAAACTATTAAAATCACTACTCAACACACATTAAACATCGATTTTCAACATTCCAAGATTCCCTATTACATTTACGGGTGTACTAAACAAATAACGTAAACTATATACAATAAAAAATCTCCAAAATTTTTCTAGATATTCGATGAGGACATACTATCCACCCCATTATCACCCCGCCCCACCCCAAAATGAATCAATCCCTACAAACGGGGGTGGGCTAACAATCAAAATCAATCCATCTTGTTTATCCCTCTCCCTGTCATGTATTAATCAAAAGCGAATCAATCTAAGGATATCTCCTTGTTAGCTTATCATACTAAAGCAAGGCATACCAATAGATATATCTATTAGACCTTGTAATGGATTAACTTTAGTCATTAGTGTTATTGGTTATCCATCTATAATCACAGGCTTAAAGCTAATTGTTTGAATTTCATAGTAAAGTCTCCCAGTTTACGGGGTTTATACTATAATGTTGTTTGAATTTCATAAGGAATAAGTTTTGACTATTTAATTCATTCATTTGAATAGTTTTGTTAGTCATTTGAATGAAAATGAGGTATAAAAACCCCTTAAAAAACAGTAAAAATACCTTAAATCCCCACTTAGTCTAATCTTGATTAATATGTAAGTATCTAATAAATAAAGTGTTGTTGTTATCTAAGATGGTTTATAATAGCTTGATAGACGTATTTGTTATGGAGTCATAGTTGTTATTATATATAATAGATAGTTGTTTGTGCGGTGTTATAATGGTTTATAGGGTTATTATGGGAATAAGGTTAATATAATGGCATATATAGTAGTTGTTGGTATAAAAATAGTTTACATTGATTTGTGGGTTTAAAGTACATTAAAGACTGATTAGCATGTTTTATATTAAAATATATCAAATATTATTTGGTAATAATAAATATAATGTGTTATCTTTGTTGAAGACAAACGGGAAGAAATAAGGGTCATTTCGGGTTTGTACTAAATAAAGGACATTAATTTAAAACTTGCAATTATGAATACTACAGACAAAATCAATCAACTACTTAATGAAGGTGTAACGGCTAGCTTTGCTAAGTTCCATGGAATGGAACAGGATGATGTTAACGATTATACTAGAGGTGCTATACAAACGGCAAATGCTTTAATGCCTGTTATAGCTCAAATGATATTATTAATGGAGCAGGATGCTATTAAATTTAGGGATTGGTGTACTAATGTACAGGCACCATATTTAAGAAATGGTTGGCAAGATATGAGCACAGAAGAACTATATATATTCTATAAAAACACAAAGTCACTGTAAAGTTCCGCAAGTCTTTGCGGTCTGTCTGCCTCGCCTCCTTAATTGGTTGCGGGGATTAGGCAGTAGTAAGACAATGTAGTTTTACATTTTAGCTTTATCTCACATGAACACATTACAATCACTTCAACCGTTTAGCCTTGTTAGAATATCTCATGGAAAGTGGCAAGTATTAGACTGCAACGGTATAGATTACATTGGGGAGTATGTAACATTGAAAGATGCTAAACGTACTACTGGAAATAAATATATAATAATTAAATAACTAAACTATGAAATTCATTCTCACACTAGCTTTATGTTTGTCTATGACAGGTGTATTAAGCGCACAAACGATTAAAAAAGACTTATCCGGTAACTATATTCAAGTATCTAAAGATAGTGTATCTAAAGCCTTAAAAACAGGCAATACGTTTACAGACTCTAAAGGGGTTGTGTATCCATTGTATAAAGGTTCTAAAGGAGGTCTGTTTTACAATAGAGTATCTAAAGCGGGTAAAGAGTATAAAGTTTATATTAAGGGGGTTTAGGTTATGAAATACTACGTTGTAAAACTTAAAGACGATAAAGCAACACAATTTATTAAAACGTGCGCTTTGAATGATGACGGACTAAGAAACATTATCATGAATGCTTATAACTGTCCCGAATATGCAATAGAGTTTAAAGAGGTGCCATTTAGTTCATGGAGTATGGGCGCAAAGTTCTTATTTAACAACACGCCAAGCAATGAAAAATATTAAAGCACCATCGCAACGATTTACATACGCATTAGCGGCATTATTAGTTATCGCAGCAGTATTTGTATACCTAATCTTTTAAATGCCTTAAAAGGGCTTAAAATCAATCAAATTATTAACAGTATTTAAAACATATTAAAATGAACAATTCAGAAACACAAACCGGAGCAATTGACCTACGTAAAAAAACAGAACTACCTTCATTCCATTACACGTTCCAAATAACAAAAAGTATAATGTTTAATGTTTCATATTATAGATTAGGTAATAATAAAAATAAATACTTTGCTACATCTGCCGATTTATTTAATAAACCTAAAAGCGATTGGAGCGAATGCGGTCAAGCTCAAAGCAACTTGCTAAGTGGGCTATCTATGAAATTCTATAAAAAATGGGATAACTACCACACTCTTGATTTAAGCAAAATTGAATACGATGCACTATTAATAGATATAGAAGCTTTAAAAAACGCTTATAATTTTCTACACACAGACACCGACAATGATTTTAATTTTTCAGATATAAGGACTTTTTCAAAACAAAAAACTAAATAAGGGAATGAAATCTAAACTAACCTGCCTTATACTGTTAATGAGTTTATCGGGATTTAGCCAACGTTATAAAAGCATATTAGTAGCTGATGAAACAACAATAAAACAATTAAAGTATTCATTCATAGTAAACACTTGCAATGACAGCATTTTTAATCTCATACAGACACGATTTAATGTTAATGTCACTGATTACTACAGAAAGAAAAGAAAGTCCTTTAAAACGCCTTATTTCGATTACACGATTAGGTTTAGACAAACACAATTAACAGAGGTAGAACAATATTTAAAATCACTATGAAAACTGAATGGCATAATGCATATATAACTGACAAAACAGGGGCAAAACTATTTTGCGCAAACGCAACCGGATTTGGCATACAATCAGAGTTAAAGAATTTACAGCGCCACATTAATAATGCAAAAAGTAATCCAGAGCATTACAGATTTTTAGATTTAGAAACGGCACATATAATTTTAGATGGTGAAAGATACGGCACCGCACTTAATGACATTTTAGATGATGACCTTCTTAATCAATTGCTAGGATAAAACATATTCCCTAATTGCGCTTAATCCGTCATCGCACCGGATAGGGAACCAACACAAAACATATAGTGTATAAATGTATGTCGTATTGCAATGTTACGTCATTGCACGTGTGCTAACGAAAAAGCTAGGGATATGATGCACTAAACCCAAATCAAAACTATGTGCCGTTAAAACGTCTGTAATGGACAGTATCCTAAAGAGAAATAAGGAGAAAGCGCAACACTCGGAATCGTGTCTAAGGTAATACCGTAACACCCGTAAAAATATGTAATGATACTACGCTATGCGTAAAGGTTGCAAGTCCTTGTAAAATTCAGAGCACATAAATGGAAACATAAAACAAATGAATATGGAAGGAATCAATTTAAATACTGTGTATATGGTTTATTGTTTAAAAAATGAATCAATTGCATTAATTACCGAATCAGAGACAACAGCAAAATCAATGGTTTTTAATGATAATGGTTTAGAGTATTCAATCTACCCTCCATTTACATTTGTCTCTAACAAAGTGCAACCGCAGCTTTACGAAACTACATTATTAGAATATTAACAAACGTTGTATTATGAGTTATAAATCATATTGGTTTTTTACAGCCGGAATAAATAAGACTTTAATAGTAAAAAAAGGAACAAAACAATGGATAGAATACAATATCCAAGAAACAGAGGAGACTCTAAACATTGAGAGGGAGAAATATATGGACAATCCTGTACGGTGGAAATGGAGCGATTACAAGGACATTAAAAATGAAATTCTATGTGAAGTAGCTGAAAGGCATAATAATTTCACTAAGAGGCTATACGATCGCATAAATGAATGTCAAAAAAATATACCTACTGAATTTGAAGAGATAACACCATCCGATTTTGCTGAATACCTACCTGCACTATCCACAATAACAGTGCCCCCTGAAAGATGGACAGGAGATTATTATACTGAACAAATGAATGTTATGTATAGGGTAATGCGAGGCCAAGGAGAGGACGATGGAATTTATTTAGATGCTCCTAAATTATCCATCAAACAAGCTGCGGGAGTTATAAGACTTTTTAGTGAATACCTAGATAAGGATGATAGGCGCTTAGATGTACCTAAAGGACATGATTATTTAGCATCAAGTTATGATGGTGGCTATGAATGGTGTGAAAAATGTGGTGCCATAACTTATGATGACTCGTTATCATGTAGAACTAGAAAATGTCCACTAATTAAAGAGTATAACCGAAACGATTAATCAAATGGAAACTATACTATTCCTTACCCTCCCTATCATTCTATTAATACTAATTGCTTTGTTTGCTGATTGGCTGACAGAATGGCTTCCTAAATGGTGGGCTAAACATTTTAACGATTAAAAATTAGAACAAATGAAAAACACAAAATTCAGAGAAACACAACTAAAGCTAATTGAAAAATACCTCAAACAACCTAAACCGCCTATGATAAAGATTCATTCCGGCTCTATGGCGCTGCGGTATTCTATGAAAGTATTACTTCACCCCAATATTGACCAATTATATTTATAAGGATATGGAAAACACATTAGAAAATAAAGCGAAGTTCTTTGCTCAATATTGGAATCAAGATTGCTTTTTTTGTGGCAGACCAGAACAAAAAGAACCTTACAAAGTGTATCACTATCAAGGTATTCTTGAAAAATATCCGGACATATCTTATTTGCATCTTAAACCACTATCATCAATTACAGATGAAGATGCTAATGCAATAACGATTTATGGTCTATATTCAAAAGGTAGATTTAATGAGGTAGGATATGATACCCCATCAGGTTTTCAGCGCTATTCTAGCGATAGCATAGACTTTATTCGTTCACGTGGATATGCAATTAGATACTTAGGCTTATCAGTAGAAAAAATGATTGAGTATGGATGGATTAAGCTTCAAGAAGTATGATAACCCTATTAATATGCTTATATATCTGCCTATTGGATATACTAAGCGACTGCGAAGAACTAGACCCTAACGATACTAACTTTTAAACTTAAAAATAAATGAAAAGCATAAAACAAATAATAGAACAATTAGAGTTCTGTAAATTCACAGATGAACATGGACATCCGTTAGAGAATAATGTTGCATTCATGTCTTTAAAAACACTTGAAAACAGAACTTTACTACCTGAATATGCTGCCGGAGATATTGTGTACTTTATGCACAAAGAAAAAATAACTAAAGCTAAAATCACTAGCTCACAAATTTTCAATTGCAATTCTAATCAAGCTAAGATACAATATACGGCAGAAGATTTTAACAATCCTGTAACGTGGATTGACTATCAATACTTAAATCCAAATCAATTGTTCAGTTCTAAAACGGCATTAATTGAATCACTATAACATGGAAAAAGATTTATTACCCGAACACTACACTTACAAAAATCAACCTTACTACAAAGGTGATGGAGTGTTAAACGTTACACAGCTTGAAACATTAGCTAAGGATTTTACAGAATATGTACATCAGCAAGCAATTATAAAAGACAAGTTGATAAAAGCGTTGAATGAGATTAACGATATTGATACATCTTATGAAAAGTCAATTAATGACACATGGATTAGAGGCAGATCTAGCGGAGTATTAAAATGTCAAAAAATAGCACAAGAAGTACTTTAAATAAAAACAACATGGAAACTAACACACGTATAAGCCTCACTAAGGCATTAAAAAACAACAACAGCATAATTGACTTGCTTACTAAAGATAAGACCAGAGAGCAAGGCATTGCGCTTCTAAGCGAGAAATCAAATGTATCTGTTAACTTTCTTACTATTCACTTTGCAGAGGTAAGGAGAATGGTATTTGAATTAAGTATGTAGGGATTATGGGAAAATTAAGTGAAATGCCAGAAATTGTAGATGTAGCGAAAGACTTATTAGCACACAGACCAGATTGTCACGAGACAGCACAAGTAATTTACAACAAACTAATGAGCATGTCTCAAAATATGTGCGTATACGTAATGCTTGCTGCGTATGAAGCTCAAAAAGAAGAAGCGGAACGGCATAAAAAAGCATTAGAAGTTTATTTAAACAACAGATAAGAAGATGAAGGATTTTGTAGAACAGGAGATTGCAATCAGAATTGCTCAAAACATAAGGTCAGAAAGATTAAAGCAGGGGATTAAAGCCGTAGATATGGCAGACCTTTTAGGTATTAGTGCCCCAAGCTATTCTCAACTTGAAACAGGTAACATTCTATTTAGCGTAGAACGTATTCTTAAAGTATGTCAGGCATTACAAGTGCCATTACATGCAATAATTGAACATGAGCTAGTACCTAAGATAGATGAAGAGATTGAAAGGCTTAAACAGCAAGCGGTAAGGGATAAGGAATTGATTATTGATTTACAGAACAGACTTTTGAAAGAGAGTCGAAAAAAGAAACTATTATGAATATAGCAGAAGCACAAGCGTTACGATATGGCGCACAAATAGTGAAGACATATCCAGATTGGATACCAACATCTGAAAGATTGCCAGAAAGTAATACTACGGTGTTAGTAGTAGCCAATAAAGGCTCTATTTTTATGATGTATTTTGGATTAGGGAATAGCGGTGTTGATGAATGGTTTCACAACGATTGTGAGATTAGGCCTTATATGATTCCTAAATATTGGATGCCATTACCCGAATTGCCCAAAGAATAGAATATGTCAAAGCATGATAAACAAACCGCTCAATTCGGCAAGTACAAAGGCAAGCTAATTTCATGGATATTAGAAAATGACCCTGCTTATGCTGAATGGTTAGCTAAAAGATCTAACTCCAAAACTAAATCTAAAAGAGCAGCACAATCATTATTAGATAAATCAAAATGAGTAAACAGAAATACTACCCCATAAGCGAAATAGTACTCGCTATATTAGGTTTATTAGCTTTGATCGTACTACTAGACTACTTTAAAATTATTCACCTCACACATTAAAATTATGAAATGAGAACAAGAAGAAGATTTCAAGAAGATAGCCCAGAAGAAGTCAAGGCTGCTTTTATTAGCAAGTTCAACTACAATCCAATAAGCGGAGAGATAACAAATACTTTAAGCGGTAGATTTTATTTGAAATTGAACAAAAAGAAGTATAGACAGGAATTATCTGTTGGACTTAACAAAGTCGAACACTGCGTTAACTATCATAGATTATGTTGGTTCTTACATTACAATCAAATTGTACCTGATGACATGCAAATAGACCACATAAATAACGTTAAGGATGATAACAGGATAGTCAATCTACGTATTTGCTCGAATCAAGATAATGCAAAGAAGCAACTACTAAGAATGGACAATAAAACCGGATACAAAGGTGTATCATATTGCTATGATGTAAATCAACAAGGCAAAATTTATTACTATTATACTGCCGCTATCGGACTAGATAAAAAACCAACTAAAATTGGAAGATTTAAAGATCCTATAGAAGCAGCAAAGTTTTACGATTCAGCAGCTAGATATTATTTCGAAACATTCTCTAAGTGCAACTTTGAAGAAGAGTTTATACCGCCAATGTCAGTTGAGGAACTAAGAATCCTAAAGAAACAAAAGAAATTATAACAGACATGGAAGACAACCTAAAAGTATTAAGAGGCAAAATAGAAGCACTTATTGTCGATTTAGATGCCGATGAAAAGGCTGAACTCAACAAACCTAATTCTGACTTTACAGAACTAGTTAGTATCACTTCTAAAATAAATGCCTACCGAACAGTAATCAACTTATTATACGAGCTATGAAAGGAAAACCAATAACCTTCACCCGTAATATTAACGGAGAGGACGTAGAAATAGACGATGGATATGAGACTACTTGGGATGATTTTGATGAAGACTATCCTGATGATACAGAAAGTCGCTTAGAACTGCTTAAAATCATTAATACATGTCATTTATTCTACAGTACAACAATAACAGAACACTTTCCTCTTAGAAGTCAATTTAAAGATATGTTGATATGTCATTGCGAACAGAAGCTGTTCGATGTTGAGTTTAGTGAACAAGCTAAAAGAGAGATTAGCACAGTAGGAGAATTAATTGATTACCTTATAGAACAAGGAGTATGAAAAAGACACAATATAAATGGACGGTACAACCAGATAGTCCACACACAATTGCCGTAACAGATGGAGAACGGGATATATGTATTGTAGAATGCAAAGGCGATGTATTGAGCGAAGAAGATTGAAATATTGCACGATTAATAAGCGCTGATCCCGATTTATTTAAAGCAGCGTATGAATTTGTAGCAAAGGTTGATAATGGGCAAGCAAAGTCCGTAGACAGCTACAGTAAATTTAAAGCAGCTATTAAAAAAGCGATGTTAACATGACACCAATGTTTAGGCAACCCCGATCAAAGTTTGTCCGCAAACTACCAATGCAACAGAAACTAGTCACCCAAGACGGAGAAGTATATAACTATAGCTTTAAGGGCGGACTACACTTTATATTTTCACACTTTATTAAATAACAATGGAAACTAACAAAGAATATTTACAACGATTATTGCCCCTTCTAAAGAAGGAGATACCTTCACAATGGAGGGTACAAAGCTACTCTAAGAACAAGCCTATTGCTACGGTAATGAGTTACATCGACCAAAGAGATTTAATGGATGTACTAGACGCTTATTGCGATTATGGATGGGAAAAGAGATACGAAGAGGTTGCCGGAAATGTATTCTGCTCGATTGGCATACACATGCCTGATGGTACAACTCATTGGAGAAGTGATTGCGGAGTAGAAAGCCAGTCAGATGCCGAAAAAGGGCGTGCAAGTGATGCAGCTAAAAGGGCAGGTGTTAATTGGGGTGTTGGGAGGTTCTTATATGACAAGAAAATACAATATGTACCAACTAATGTTAAAAAAGAAGGAAATAACTATCCGTATTGCATAGACGAACAAGGTAAACAGATTTGGGACTTGACTACCTACATTAACAACAAGAATCCGAATGCTCCTAAAGCACCTGTTAGCGTAGCAGAACCTACAATTGACCAAAAGGTTCAACAAATGAATCCTGCTAAGTCACCATTAACCGAAGAAAAATTAAAGCAATACAAAGAGGCTATTGATAAAATAGTATCAGCTACAGGCTTAACAGGGTATTACAACTCACTTGCCGCAGATGTACAGGCAAATAAAACAGTACAACAGTATTTAAAAGACAAACGTGATTCACTTAAAGCTAAAGCATAATGGAAGAGAACATTGAACACAAACTACAGAATGAGCTACAGGTAAATACCGTAGGCTTATTAAAAGCAAGTAAATCGGATATAGCCAATATCGTTAAAGACGTAATGTATAACGTTAATGAAGGCTACGTAGATAAATTAGATTCTTACATCTTCGCTAAGAAGCTAGAAACATTAGCAAAAGACTTAGTTAAGAAGCTAAAGCCTCTAGCGGAAGAAACACCAATCAATAAAGGATTCGTAAAGCATAACGTTGCCATTACAGAGGGTAATAAAGGCGTATCATGGGATTATTCAGAAACAGGAGACGTTGTACTGCCGGAACTATTAAGAAAGCAGGAAGAGCTTAAAAAGGAGATTGAGAACAGGCATAAGTTCTTACAGACTATAACCAAACCTACTCCTTTAATTGATCCTGATTCAGGAGAGGTATATACGGTAAATCCTCCTATTAAATCTGGTTCATTGGGATTCACTCTAAATATTCAGTAAATGAAATTCAGCAAAATAATAGCAACTAACAAAGGCACTCAAGAGAATTTAACGTTCTACTTCATCCTTGTAGGTAACAGTGTAAATCTTCTACCTATACATACCGATACAGAGCCTTTTAAATATGAGAGCATACATTATATGCTTGAAGAGTGGATTAACATAACTAAATTTTAGATCATGGACAAAATAAGATTATTAGCTATTGACCAAGCAAGTGCTTGTGGATGGGCTACAGCGAATGCTTCGGGAGTATGGGATTTTAAAACCAGAAAGGATGAATCTAGTGGCATGAAGATGTTGCGATTCCGTTCTAAATTAAAAGAGGTTTGTGGACTAGAGGAAATAAACTTGATTGCCTACGAAAGAGTTGCCGGATTTCACAAAGAAGCAATTATTCATGCTGCCAAAATGGTTGCTATTATAGAAAGCTATTGTGAAGAAAATGGCATTCAATATAAAGCCGTTTCAGCTACAGAGGTGAAGAAATATGCTACAGGTAAGGGCAAAGCTAACAAAGATAAAATGGTTGAAGCAGCACAGATTAAATTAGGTTATACAGGTAAGGATGACAACGAGGCTGATGCTTTATGGATTTACCAATTAGTAAAAAATGAATTAAGCTTTTAATATGAAAACACTAATCATCCTTATTGCAGTTATCCTGCTATCATCATGCAGTAATAGAATATGTCCTGCTTATAATCAAGGGAGGACTCATAACATTTTAAAGGGACGTAGTTAAAAACAAATAAAAACATAAAATTATGGGATGTGATATACACATGTTTGCCGAGAAAAAGGTAAACGGAAAATGGGAACAAGTAGGTAAAATTTTTGAAAATCCTTATTATTCAGAAGACAGAGAATCTACAGTTGATCAAGATGGTTTTGAATGGAATCCAAAGCTAACTAATCAGCCATACAAAGCAAGGAATTATGACCTTTTTGCTATCCTTGCTGATGTTAGAAATGGAAGAGGGTTTGCCGGAGTAAATACGGGAGAAGGATTCAATCCAATATCTTCTCCAAAAGGATTACCGAAAGATATTTCTAAAGAATTATTAAACGAAGAAATATGTGCGGTAGGAAAAGATGATTTAGAATTATCTGATTTACAAAGATGGGTAGAAAAGGGATATTCAAAATGGGTAGAAGAAAACATTAGTTGTACTAATCCAGACTACCATTCTCATTCTTGGTTCACTTTAAAAGAATTAAAGGATTATGATTGGCATCAAATTACAATGAAGCGAGGAACAATATCCTTAAATCAGTACAAAAAATTAAAAGAAAATGGAGGATCACCCGATGGATGGTCAGGTTCAGTTGGTGGCGAGAACGTAATAACAATTGATGAAAATTCTGCTGATCTGTTTTTAGAAGGAAAACTGCCAGATTTAGTAGGTAAAAATATTTACGTCGATTATCATTGGGCTATTACGTATTCAGACCATGCACAACACTTTATCACCGATACAATTCCAACTTTAGAAGCATTAGGTGAACCAGAAGATGTAAGAATTGTATTTTGGTTTGATAATTAATTTGCAACTGTAAAATATTACCACGTACTTTGCTGTACAATATCAACACCCCTGCCAAGGAGTTCAGATATAAAGTAGTACTTCAAAGATAATCCATAAGGGGTTAGGAGTTTTAACATAAATACCATCTTACTTGGCAGGGGAATAAGGTATCAATTGTTTAACCCTAACCCCTTTTGCTATGACAGGCAATTTAAAAACTACTCCAACATGACAGCCCACACTACAGCGTTAGTGACAAAGGCGCTTGCAAATGTTACACTTCAATTTACGAGATTGACTGGATCAGGTCACACTTACATGGTTAAGAATAAAGATGATTTTTCAGGGGGACTTTTTCTTTTCTTTCTTCTTTTCCTTTATTTTCTTACGCTTCTTTTATTTCCTTTTGTTCTTTCTTTTCTTTTGGGGCAGGGAAAGAAAACCGCATAAAGACTAAAAACAAACTCAAATGAATAACACAGAAATCATAAACAAAATACTGTTCTCAAAAACGGCAGCAGAACTATTTGAAGATTTATCAGACTGGAAGAAAACATACAGGTTATACAGTAAAATTCACCCTGATATATGTAAAGAACCAAAAGCACAAGAAGCCTTTGTAAAGTTAAACGAATTTAAAACTGAACTCGAAAAAGGTAAAACTCACAACGATGATGCAGGAACTGTAACTTATTCCCTTTATACAATTGAAATAATTGGTGATGCAGATCTTCTTAAATCCTCTTTTGAAAACTACAACAAATTAATGGCGCTCACTGATGAATCCTCTAAGCACTTTAAAAAATACATTCCTACATCCGGCAGAATGATTTCCGATAATGAGTTAGAATGGACTATAGATTATAGGGCAATGCCTTTATCTTCAATAGGCGACCAACCACATTTACATGTTAATTGGATTACAAGCAGAATGTTAGAATTTGCATCGTGGCTTAGTCAGGTAGGATATTGTCATGCAGGAATTAACCCTGATTCAATTTACATTATTCCTGAAAATCATGGCATGATGTGTATTTCTTTTTACCACATGGTAGCTATGGGAACTAAATTAAGAAGCGCATCAGGTAAATATTCAAATTTATACCCTCATAAAATATTTGACCACAAAAAAGCCACCTCTAATATCGATATAGAGCTTGCTAAGCGAACTGCAATATACTTACTAGGGGATAAGTCAGCTACAGGAAATAAACTCCGTAAAACCCACAATGAAGAGATTATAGACTTCCTTCAAAAGACGGATTACGATGGACTGGAAACCTACAAAGAATACAGGTCAATCCTAAAAAAACACTTCGACACAAAACAATTCAATAAATTAATCATATAAACAAAGAAAGACAATGGGAAGTTCAAGTTGGTCAAGTGATGCTTATCAAAATTTAAGAGCATCTAACAGTACAAAAAGTACAAATCAAATTTTCACTCAAAGCGCAAAGAAAACAACCGCTACAGAGTTATCGCCAATTAATCTTAAATTCAGAGAAGCCAGAGATAGCGACGCTCACCCTGAATCATTAGCGGTAATCGTTAACCTTGATGTAACAGGTAGCATGGGTAGGATACCAGAAGTTATGGTAAGAGAGAAATTAGGAACCCTAATGGACACATTAATCAGTCATGGTATTAAAGATGCCTCTATCTTATTCGGAGCAATAGGAGATCATTTTACAGACACCGACCCTTTACAGGTGGGACAATTTGAATCCGGAACTGATGAAATAACTAAGTGTTTAACCTCTATCTATCTTGAGGGTTACGGTGGCGGTCAGGTAAAAGAATCTTATTTGTTGGCATGGTTAATCGCTGCACGTCACACAAGTATCGATTGCTTTGAAAAACGTGGGCAGAAAGGAATCTTGTTTACTATTGGTGACGAAGCATCTTGGGATAAGGTAAGCGCAGATAAGTTAAAAAACCTGCTTGGTTATTCAGAGGCTACAGAAATTACAGATAAGGATATTTTAGAGGAAGCACAAAGAATGTATCACGTATTTCACATACATGTAAATGAGGGTAGTTACAAAGACAATCCTACCGTTCTTGAGTATTGGAGAAATATGGTTGGTGAAAGATTAATTATTTTGGATAATTACCAAAACATAGCTGAATTAATCGCTTCTACCGTTGCTATTATTCATGGCATTGACATCGACCAAGTAACTAAATCATTCAGTCCGGCAGTAGCCTCAAGCATTAAGAATGCTCTTGTAAGAGTAGACACATCAGTAGCAAAACAATCAAACAAAGTAATTACATTTTAATATGAAAGCAGTAATAGGCATGGGATATGGCGATGAAGGTAAGGGGCTAACAACCTCTTACCTTTGTTCCAAAACTATAAACCCACTAGTAGTAAGGTTTAACGGAGGTCATCAGGCAGGACACACAGTAGTCTATGAAGGACAGAGGCATATATTCTCCAATTTCGGATCTGGTAGTCTACAAGGCGTTCCTACATTATGGAGTCACTTTTGTACCTTTCATCCTAGTCACGTTCTAAACGAATACAATGCTCTTAATAACCCTAAATTATTCGTACATGGATTATGCCCTATTACTACTCCTTACGAAATCCAAGCAGGATGCGAAAGAGAGAAAGCGGTTCAACATGGTTCTGTAGGCTTAGGGTTCGGTGCTACCATACAAAGACAGCAAGATTATTTCAATCTATATGTACAGGATTTGCCTTTTGAAAGTATTGTGAGAGCTAAACTTCATAACATTTCTCTTTACTACGGGTTTAAATTAGATATAACACAGTTTTTAGCCGATATAAGAGAGGTTCTTGATGTGATTGATATAGTTAACTACTACTATAACTTATTCATGCATTACAACCCTATTTTTGAAGGAGCGCAAGGCATATTGTTAGATCAGGACTTCGGTTTCTTCCCAAATGTTACAAGGAGCAATACTACAACACATAATGTTTTATCTCTTACCGAAGCAGTTGAGGTATTCTATGTAACTAGAACGTACCAAACAAGGCATGGAAATGGATTTATGACTAATGAAGGTCTGCCATTAGAATTGGTTAATATAGAGAATGAAACTAACGTTTTAGATGAATGGCAGGGAGTATTCAGGAAATCAGTGCTAGATATTGATTTATTGAACTATGCTTTAACATGCGACAACAATTTCTCTAAAAACTGCCAGAAGAATCTAATTATAAGTTGTGTTGACCAAACTGGATATGATTTTGATGTTACTGTTGGAGGCAAGATTAAAAGAATTGAATTAGTAGAATTACCAACTCTGTTAAATGCCAAATTTGAAAACGTATTATTCAGTAAAGGCGATTCATTGGATTGCATCGAGTCCTTACCTCAATTAGTGTATTAAACTATAACGGTAATAACAATACACACCCTAAACAAAACAAAAACATGGAAATTAAATTCACAACAGACGGACGTAAAGTCGTAGTCATCGGAAACCTAAACGCACAAGAAAAAATAGTACAGGAGGTTTTTATAGTAAACAATATTGAGGTTCCTAGCGGAGAGAACTTCGTGGTAAAATCACTACATGACGCTCCTGCAATATCTTGGAAGGAAAGTGAAGTTAAAAAGATGGATGCTATATATGAGAAGCAAAAATTAGCTCACGATCAGAGGATGGATGACCTCAATAAAAGATTGAGAAAAAATAGAGAGGAACTGGAATCTAAACTTTTGTATGTAGGGAAAGTTCTGAAAGAGGTGTCAGAGGACAGTTTTAATATGATAAGCGACTACTTGTGTGGACACATAAAATATGTTGTTGTAGACTCGTACAGTGCGCCTGAAATAATAGAGATAGACAAGTTCCAAGAGACAAGAGAAGATAGTTTTTACAGTGACAGAAGATTGAGGCTTATATCTATATACGGCAATGACAATGGCAGTTTAACTTTTAAACAAGGTCAGTATTCAGATGGTTCCGGTAGTGATATATGTACGTTTCATCCTTTTAAAGATTATGAGTCTGCATTGGAAAAATTTAAAGAAATCATTTTAACAAAAGCAATCTCCGATTCTTTAATTGTTCTGGCAAAAACTCATGGAGTGACTTTAGATAGCGAGAAGCTAGAAGAATATAAAGATAATAAACGTAAAAATTATCAGAGCAATATCGAGCGTTACAGTAAAGACTTAGAAACTTTCAAAAAGGCTTTAGAAGATGTAGATTCGATTTAAACCTAAACAAAACGAACAATGAAAACAGAACTCACACTATCTCATTTAGCTCCTTACCTTCCTTATGGATTGAGGATATATAATATAATGGACAAATCAATAGTAGAAATGTCTGTTGAAAGCGAAATCTATAAATACGAAAGAAAAACAGAGTTAAACGGCATAGCTTCCATAATGGTTGTATTGAATAGTAATACGCTTAAACCTATCCTACGTTCTTTAAGTGATTTAACAAAAGAGGAACTACGTATGATTATATCTCACATATTCAGAGACACTAAAATGATAAGACCCAAAATGGAATCTGTAAAGTACGATAATGGATTCATTAGCTTTTACGACCTCGATACCTCACACACTTATGTTGCGGTAAAGCCCGGAAAGGACAACTTACCTGTAATGAACATGAGTAATAGCTTCGATGACTACTCTATCTTTTTCAAGTTACACGTAGATATGATGGGGCTATTGGATGACGGAATAGCAATTAATATAAACGACTTAAACAAATAACCATGAAAACATTTGAAACAATTTCGGCAATAGCATTAATCTCAATTGGATTAATAACCATAGTAGTTTTCATTTACTCTAAATATAAATATAAAAAAAATCTAAAGGAATTATACGCCCTAAAACAGCGTAATGAGAAGTTATCTATGTTCCGCATATATGTTTTAACAATGTTTGGCAGAGAGGCTTATATGTCTCTTCCTTGCTATGATTACATGCTACACGATGACAAGGAACTTACATTTGAAAACTACGTCAATGTTGACGAGTTCATAAACCTGAATTAAGATGGATAATAAATTTAAATGGGATGACAAACCAAGAATTAAGGCTTTAAAGTTAAAAATACTAGGAATAGAATTAGCAACACGTCCTGTAATGGTAAAAGATACTAAGCCCGATAAACGCTTTTTAAGGGGATATAGATACACGGGAGTTAAAAGCCCTAAGATAACAGTGGACACAACTTTAATAGTTTCCTACACCCCTAAAATACGCTTAGGACAGACACTACATGTAGCAGGTTTTGGACAAATGAGATGCGTGGATATGAAGCGTATGGATTTAGGTGGAGATTTACGGTTGAAGAACTGCGAATGGTTATTTCAGGACAATTATAACCTATCATTTGCGGTGGATGAATACATAGATGTATTACCATTAGGCTTTATAGCGGGAGAATCATCAAAACAAATTAAATAAAAGAACATGCCAATAACAACATGGCTGTCCAATCAAGAATTGGAAAACTACAGCACAGTACAAGACAAGGAATTAAACGACTTATTGCATGAAGTTAGAGAACTTATGCCAGATGTATACATCTGCGAATACAGTGTAGTTAAAAAGCCTTTATTCGGACGAACAATACGTACAACAACATACGAGGTATTCCATAAGATGCTTGACAATACAGGAGAAGTACAGATAATGAATCTTCCCTCTAGCAATGCAGGATATGTAGCTAATTACTTGTATGGACTTATTAATGGATATCATAAATGTTTGAAATATGGAAACTCCGAAAGCTAATGAAGAAATTCCTCAATATGATGGTAAAAGACTAAGAAGTGGATTACTGGAACTAGAATGGTTGCTTGAGCAACAGGCAATAGATAGGTTCAGACAGCAGTTCCCTAATGGCTTTCCATTTAACGAGGTTTTAAAGGACTGTAAAGGCCAAGTAGTCGGAAAGGCTATAATCACATCAACTGTAGATTTAAATTCTTCTGATAGCTTTAAAAAGATGTGGGAAGACAGCGAACATAAAGATACGTTACACAGAGTATTTGTTCCGGCATATTACCAAAATAAAAAAGACAAAAAAGATGGAGAAATTTAAAATACTTGAGACAGCCATGAGTAAATATCCTTATGGTACAAAATTTAAGACACCTAAAAGCGGACGAGAAGTAACCTCTACAGGCTGTTTTCATATTCTTGACGATTATGAGGGAATTGATTGCGCAGATAATAGTGGAGAATTCGTTTTGCATAACGGAAAATGGGCTGAAATAATCCCATCAGAACCAGAAAAGTCCGGACTGCTTGACTGCAAATGCGCAATACAAATCTATAACGAGAGACAATATAATTTGTTGATGCAACATTATGAAGATAAAAATTGGTGTCAAGTTGCAAATTTAGATCTGACATGGGCGAGTAGGCAAGGAGAAAGACTTGCTGGATATAATGCTATGACTTACCATGATAAGTTCTTCTCAATAATAACACCGTCAGTTGATTACAAAGTTATCCCCTTCGATGACTTCGCAAAAGAGGTAGGAATTGATTTTCCTGTTTACATTATGGATTCAAAAGATGGAGTGCCGCTTTATGAAGGTGATGGATATGTTCAGGTGTATAGTGACTCAAGATGGCATATTGAGATGGATTCCATAAATAGTGATTACAGATTGACTTCGATAGATGCTGTAGTTACTATGCCTCACAAATACAAATCTTTCCACTCAAAAGAAGCCGCAGAGGCTTGGATAAAAGAACAGAACAGCCCAAAGGAGGTAATAGTTAAACTACATGGTGGTTACACCGTAAGGGTTGAAAAAGACAAAGCAACTTTTGCTATCAATAACTTCGGTATTACAGGAAAAGAATTGGAGGAAATCTATCAAACTTATAAATCACTAAAATGAGAAAGAACAAACAAGACATTCTCGAAGACGAAACAATAACCGTTGACCTTTCAGAATACGATGCTATATTCAAAGCAATGGATAGGTGGCACACGCAAGAATCAGCTTTACTTAAATCCTGTTATGGTACTGCGGTAGAGAACAACAATAAGCTTGCATTGGAGAATAACAGGCTAATGTCAGAGTTGACTATCTTAAAACAGAAAAATGCTGACTTATTTGATGCCGGACAAAAATTACATGGACTAATATCAAACATAAAACACGAAACAGATTATCTACCTGACTTTTATTACGAATGGGCGGGTAAAGTTTTAAATGAAATAGACGAAATATTATCAGACGATGAACAAACCTAAAGATAGACCGATGTACCCTGCATTAGAACAACGCATCATCAAACAGGAGGCACGTATTAAGCGTTCAGGGTTATTAAACTTCATGGATTGGAACCTAACATCACCTACGCTTTCAAGAAGCTTATACAGCCTTAAATTCAATAATAGTATAACCATTAAATAAACTGGCATGAAAGAGAATAGACACGAACGCCATGACCACTATTGGATAAAATCAGGAGGACTTTACGAATCATTTAGAAAGTCACGTGGAGATCTTGGGTATAACTTTATAAAGGAAGTTGATTTACCTGACTGCAATAAACTAACAAAGGAACAGATTAAAGATATATTCGATGGAGAGGAAACTTAAACTATGTTCAGGATGCCAGACCATGAAGGTAATCTGGAAAGCAAAAACAAAAGAACACGGTATGCTTTGCAAAGACTGCTACCATAAACCTAAAGTAGGTGATACATTCAAAGAAGACAAGATAAGCTATGATTCAAATGGAGTACCTTACAATAAGGAGTTTAAAATAGTCGATATAAAGGCGTCAGAGACAACTAAGCACCAAATAAAAGCTAACAGTCCAAACGAGATACCAAGATTGCTTAGAGAAGCTGAAAAAGTGTTTAACGCATACATCAGAAAGAGAGATAGTTTTGAAGGAAGATTTATTTGTATATCATCAGGGGAAGAATTAGATGTTAAATTCATGCAAGCGGGTCATTTTTATCCTAAAACCTATTCATCACTTCGGTTTAACGAAGACAACGTTCATGGAGAAAGCACACAAGCTAATTGCATGGATATAAATCATCTTGAAGGCTACAAGATAAATCTTATCAACAAGATTGGAATAACCCGTTACAACGCCTTAAATGAGGTTAAAAACGTGATTAAGAAATGGGATAAACAAGAGCTATTGGAGATAATTAAAAAATATAAATAATGGAAATTAAAATAATAGAACCAAGACCAGGCAAACGTATTGCTGCCATTGAAGTGCCGGAAGGCGTAAGAAAATTCAAGATTATTCGATATCCTTTATCTGGCAAGTGGCTATCATCTGACACAGGCGCTTTTAATGAATGGAAAGTCTTACTAGCAAAAACTACTGAGACAACAACATTTAAAATACTAGGATTTTCTAACGAGCTGAACGAAGAACAATGTGGGGATCTTATGCATGTATTCGATAACAAAGAATCCTTCGCCTCCTTTATGCTTGCTAATGGGCTTGTAGATAGGAATCCTTTTGGGGACAATCAGCCTTATGTATCAATTTTCGACACCCACTTAGATTCAGCATGTAACGTAA